TCAATCCATCTCTAAGCTATCGATTTTCACCTCAAGCTCAATGCTCGTTGTATAGCCGCTGTCGGCACTCAGATTGTGCGTCAGCGTGGTGATGATCCATTCGCCATCATCAATCTGTTTTTTAAACCCCGTCACCTTTACCGGCATTTCGGTGTAAAGCTCAGCGCGCCCGCGTGCCAGCTGGATCGAGAAGGTAGCAACGCCGCGCTGCAGCCGTTCCCACTGCATTTTGGCTGCCCGCTCTGCGTTTGACCGGTTGGCATAGGTGCGGCTTAAAACCAGTACGTTTTCATCGGTGCCGACGAGGTAATCACCCTGTTTCGCTTCCGGCTCTTTTTTCTTCACTGAGGTTTTGCGGCGTCGCTTTACCTTCGTTTGTGGCTTTTTTGCTGGCTCGCGCGTATGCAGCCAGCTGGCAATCACGCCGGTGTAGGCGTCACGGTCAGCCAGGGTAAAGCGGTGACTGTCGCCGTCACGACGCTGTATGGTGATGACCGGCAGCGCCTTGCCGCTGGCGTTTTTTCCCTGTCCCTGCCGGATAAAAAGCAGCTTGCCGTCCTTGACGCAGGCCAGCGCACCGCACTGGCGGGCGACACGCATCAGAAAACTGGCGTCGGATTCGTTGGTCTGGTCGATGTGGTCGATTGCCATTTTCTCAACGTCTGCGCCCAGCGCTAAATCCAGCTTGTGCTTTTCCGCAATGGCTTTCGCAATTTCGCCCGCCGTGGTTTTGTGCCAGGACTTTTCGCGTTTAGTGTTCAGGGTCTGGCGAAAGTCGGCGCTGCGGGCGCGAAGCGTCAGCCGGTCGGGCGTGCCGCTGTGTTCAATCTCATCAACCGTATAGCTGCCTTTGCTGATAAGCGGTTCACCCTGCCAGCCCAGCGCCAGCTTTAGCACCACGCCCCGGCGCGGCAGCTGCAGCAGGCCGTCTGCGTCGTCCAGCTCAATGTCCAGCTGGTCAGCCTCAAAGCCCCGGTTATCGGTCAGCGTCAGGCTGATGAGCCGCTTTTGTATGGTCTGCGTGACGTCCTCGCCCTCCATCGTCAGCCGAAACGCCGGGGCGCTGGCCGCCCCTTTTACCCAGCTTTCTGCCTGCATCATCAGAAAAGCCCTCCCACTGCTGCAGTCACTTTACCGGCCACACCTGCCGCCGCGCTTTTCATGGCATCCAGCTGGCCGCTAAGGCTGCCGAACATCTCGCCCAGCGACTCATCAGCACGCTTTAACGTGAGCGTGAACTCAATGCGCCTGCACGCGCCGTTACTGAAAAACTCGGCTTTGGTCTGGCTCAGGCTCTCAATCACGTACATGCCGTAAATGGTGCCGCTGCCCTCAATGAGCGGCCAGGCGCGCCCCAGCTCTGCGATTTGCTCCAGCGCATACAGCGACAGCCTTCCGCCGGTCAGCTCCGGCAGCAGCACGCCGGAAAGCGTCAGCGTGTCGGTGTCCGGCCCGGCAAACTGCAGCGACGGGCGAAAGCCCACGCGGTTGTTAGACGGAAACCGCCAGCTGCGTTGTAACTGCAGCTCCTGATAAGGCACCGTTTCCAGCATGAAAACGAACAGCCCCAGCGTCATCATCATTCGTCAAATCCCCCCTGGTCACGATAAGAACTGCGCGCGCGTGCCTCTGCCTGACGCTGCTCAGCTTTGAGCCTGCGCATCACCTCATCAACCAGATCCTGCTGGCTCTGCCCTGGCTGCTGTACGATGGTGAATGACGCGTTGATTTGTGGTGCAGCAACCGGCTGCGCTATCTGTGCGCGCTGCGCTTTACTCTGGTATGCCTGCGCGGGCAGGCTCATCGGGTGAAGCGGGCGCGCGGCGGCAGGCGCGGCGGCCATCCCCAGCGCCAGCGCAGCCGACGCGGCCAGTGTGGCAGTGCGGCGACGGCTGGTAATGCGCGCCGGGCCGTTGACCAGCTCCGGCCCGTTCTCGCCCGCAATGCCGTACTGACCGGCGGGGATGTAGCCGCCATTGTCAAACAGTCCGGCAAAGCCCGTCGGGGATGCGGGGCTTAACGGATTGGCCGGTGGCGCGCCGCCCTTATCTGCCGATGGCTTCATGAATCCGGGCAGCAAATCCGTCATCGATGACAGCCTGGCCTTAAGCGCGTCCCATTTGGCCGTGATGCCCTCAAGCAGCGCGCTGATCATGTTGCTGCCCGCTTCTTTAAACCGCTCCGGCAGGGTGCTGGCCGAGTTAACCAGCTCATCCCATTTTTGCGACACGGCTGCCTTGATGCTTTGCCATGCCCCGGCGATGCCGTCGCGTATCGCGTCCCAGCCTCTGCTGATGACTCCCTGCAGCGCGCCATCCGCGAACAGGGATTTAACCCACTCCCACGCACCGGCTATTTTGCCTTTGATGGCCTCCCACGCTGCCGAGGTGTTATCTGTCACCCGCTGCCATGTCGCTTTAAACATTGGGCCGAGGGTGTCCCAGTTACGCCAGATGTAAATTGCCCCCATAGCGATAAGGCCAATAACGGCCAGTATCGGGTTGGCAAACATCAGGCGGCCCAGCCAGATAACACTGCTGCCGACGATGCGCAACGCCTTGCCTATCATTCCGAATGCGCCCGCGCCCTTAAAGCCCAGCGTTGCCATGCTCAGCCTGATGACCGCCATCGGCCCGACAATGGCCGCAAAGCCGATGGCTAACGTTCCCAGCCCGATAACGATGGCAGATACCGCCGCGCCGACTTTCACCAGCGCGCCAGCAAGAGCCTTGTTTTTCTCTATCCACTGCGCAGCCATGCCGGTGACTTTTTTAATCGCGCTCATAATGTCCATCAGCGGCTGACGCAGCGTGTCGCCCAGACCGCTCATGGTGTTGGCTACGCCGGTTCTGGTCAGCATCCACTGTGCGGAAAGGGAATCTTTGTTGATATCAGACTCTTTCTGCATCGAACCCTTCGCCGCATCGCCCTGCGTCAGGGCAAGCTGTCGGCGCAGCTCCGGCAGGTTGTTGGCAAGTTTCGCCGCATCCTTGCCGAACTCCTTGCCGAATATCATCGTCAGGGCAGACAGGCGCTTGTTTTCCGGCAACTTTTTGACCTTCTCCAGCACGCTGATGATGGTCCCCATCGCGTCCGTGGTCATCTGCTTTTCAATCTTTTTCGGGTCAAGCTTAAGCAGCGTCATGCCTTCCTGAAAGCGCTTGCCCTGCATGGTGGCAATCGACAGCTCGCGCACCATTGCGTTAGCCGAACTCGCCGCAATCTCAGAGGTGGCACCGAGTGAAAGGAACGTTGAACCCAGCGCCGCCGCCTTGCGAAAGTCCAGCCGGTCGGCGTTGCCGCCCATGCGCTGCAGCACGTCGATAATGTCCGCGCCTTTTGACATGGCGTTATCGTCTAAATAGTTCAGCGCATCGCCCAGCTGCTCAATATTGCGGGTCGGTATCTTGTAAAGCTGGCTGATTTTACCCAGCCCCTCGGCCAGCTGGTCGGCGGGCAGCTCAAACGCCGTTGACGCCTTGGCCGCCGTGGTGGCAAAGGCCAGTAAGTCGCGCTTCTGGTCGGCGTAAGAGTCATTCTGGTTGGTGACGCCCATGCGCGCGCCGCCCTCAACCAGCGCGGCATAGTCAACCGCGCCGTGCTCCATAGGCAGTTGCTCACTGGCGGCTTTGATGGCGGCCTGCATGTCGTAAAACTGTGCGGTGCGGTTGCCCTTGTCATCGCGCAGGCCGTTGACCTGCTTAGCCACGCCCTTCATGGCGTCTTCCATATCCGCCGACGCTTTGATAGCCGCCGCAAACGGTACGCCCATTGCCATGCCCGCCGCCGTGGCTGTCGCTCCTGCCCCGGCCACCCTGTCGCGGGCCTCCAGCGTTTTGCCGTAGCGCTCACGCACCGCGCGCATTTTTGCCTGGCGCTCGCCCAGCTTTTTAAGCTCACGCTGCTGGCGCTCAATGGCGTCACTCGCTGCGCTGGCGTCGGTTTTCAGTCGGCGCTGTGCCGCGCTCAGCTGCTTTGTGTCGATACCGGCGGCGGTCAGCGCGCCGCGCTGCTGCTGTACCGAGCGCAGCAGGCCGTTGTAACTCTGCTGCAGGTCATTAACGCGGTTTTTTGCCTGTTCAAGCAAGCGGGCCTGTTGCGCCGTGGGGCGGTTGGTGGCGGCAAACTGCGTCGCCAGCGCGGCGGCCTCCTGTCGGGCAGAGGCGAGATTTTTTTCTGTGATGGCAAGCTGCTGGCGCGTTTTGCGAAAGCCGTCAATGCGCCCGGCCTGATCGTTCAGGCTTTTCAGGCTGTCTTTGCTGGCTTTAAGGGCGGCGGACAGCTCTCTGGAGCCGTCGCGCGCACTGCGGAAAGGGCGGGTGATTTTGTCCACCGCCTTAAGCACCACCTGCAGGCGCAGGTCTCTGTCACTCATCGTCACCGGCTCCGTTACGCAGGATCGCTTTGTGCCGCCACATCAGCACGTCCGCCAGTGACTCCGCGAACATGACCGGCGGCGGCCAGTGAAACACGGTGGCGATGTCTGCCACCAGATCGTCAACCGTCAGGCCGTCAGGAAACCCGACGTCGCCGACTTCGGTAACAAAAAAGTGACCACCTCCACCGACAGCGCCACCAGATCGGCGGGGTCCATTTCGTTGATTTCCTGTACAGTCAGCGCAGGCGTTGACACGCGCGGCAGTACGGCCATCACCGCATTGACGTCCATTTCCATCAACGCCTGCAGACGCACGCCGCGCAGCGCGCCGGACTGCGGTTTGCGCAGAACAATGGTTTTGATTTCTGTTTTACCGCGCTTGATTGGGGTGTCCAGGGTGACGGTTTTTTCGCTGATGATTTCGCTCATGTTTTTAATCCACTGAATAAAATTGATAAAAGCAGCAGGCCAGCGCCTGCCGCCGTGATTACAGGCCCAGCGCGCTGCGGTGCTTTTCCATCATGTCCTTGCCGTCCACGATGTGAACCATGTTGACCAGATCCACCTCAAGCAGCACTTCGCCGTTAATGGTCAGCTTGGCGTAGCTGTTGGTTGCGGAAACCTTGGTCGTATTGGCGTCACCGGTTTTCCACTCGCCGGAATCCAGCTCCTTGTAGCGCCCGCGCGTGACCAGCTCCACCGCCTGCACCTCGCCGGTGTCGTCACGCTGGATTGAGCCGGTAAAGCGCAGCTGCACCGCGTCTACGGTTTCCGCGCCCAGCTGCTTAAACAGCAGCGCCTCAGTGCCGCCGACGGTAAATTCCGTGTCCAGCGCGCCATCGTCCAGGCCCATATCTATATCGACGGCACCGGCCATGCCGCCGCCGCGGTACTTTTCAAACTTGCGGGTAAGCTTTGGCAGCGTCAGGGACTCAACCAGCCCCTGCCAGTTGTTGCCTGCGTTGAACAGGTTCAGGTGTTTTAACTTACGGGGTAAGGCCATGTATTCAGCTCCTTATGCTTTAACGCTGGCGGCGAAGTTGACCAGATACTGGTCAGTAATGCGCTGGCGCAGCATCAGGTTTTCCAGCGGCGGGACCGGCGTGTAGTCGTAGTCAATAAACAGCTGTCCTGCCTTGAGCGTCTCTTTGGTGTTCACCGAGTCATCCAGCCAGCAGCTGGCGCCGATGAGATAGCCCTGATTCACCAGGCTGCGCAGCTTCGCGTTGATGCCTTCGATAATGTCGCGGGCAAGCGACGGATTAAGCGGCCCGTCAACGGCCCACATCTGCGCCTCGGCCATCGTGTCGGCCAGCACCTGCGCCGTGCGGGTGTAGGTTTCGAACTGAAAGAGCGGGTCATCACTCAGGCAGCGTGAACCCCAAAAACGGAAGCCGTCTTTACGGATCAGCGTGGTGACGTCGTTCTGGTTCAGCAGGCCCGCATCGGTTGCCGGATCCTGCAAGTCCCACGACACGTCTTTAGAAATGCCGGTGACGCCATTGACACCGACGTTTGACAGGGACTTGTGCCAGCCGGTTGTTTCGTCAATTCTGGCGCGCAGGCCGAGCGCACGGGCGGTGGCATACGCCGCCGCATCGGCTTTCAGCACGGTGTCAAAGCTGATGAAGTCAGGCCAGATGAGCATCCCTTCGCGCTGGCTGAAATTGGCGCGGTAGGCGATGACCTCGGACACGGTTTTGCAGCCGTAAGCCGCAATATACGCAAAGGCTTTCAGGCTCTGCGCCACGCTCAGCAGCTCGGTTGCCACGGCCTTGGTGTCATGCCCCGGCACGCCGAGGATGCGCGGCTTCACGCCGCAAACGGTCTGCGCGGCCAGCAGGGCTTTCATGCCGGTGCGCATCCCGTCTGCGGTCACGCCGCCGATGATGTTGGATGTGGTTTCCGCCTCGGTTTCGCCCTGCGCCACGCGCACGACGACGACGAGCGGTTTTGCCTGGTCGGCGATGGCGTCCAGTGAGGCGGCCAGCGTACCGGTTTTACCGGCCTTGCCGATGGCGGTTGTGACATCAGTGAGTAAAACGGGACGGTTGAGCGGGAACGTTGCCGCGTCTGCGTCGTCGCCGGTGCAGACCATCCCGATGATGGCCGTGCTGACGGTGGTAATGGTTCGGGTGCCTTCGTTAACTTCAATAACGCGCACGCCGTGATGATAGTCCTGTGCCATGTAACGGATCTCCGGTTAAGGGGTTCCGCTATGGTGTAAGGGATGAGGCGCAGGCGCACCCTGCGGCCATTGTCTGGCGAATGACACAAAGGAAAAAGGCCCGAAACGGGCCTCTTATTATGACGCGGGCTTTTCCGGCCAGCTGATGTCCGGCGCGCTGGCCGTGTCGGTAGCCTGCACCTGCTGGATGTAGCGCATCCATGCCGTAAGCTGCGCTTTGTCGTCCGCGCTGATGATGCCGAGCGCCAGCTGCGTCTGCCAGACCTGCGTCACGCTGCCCGCCTCGCTGATGCGGCTGCTTTTCTCAGCCTCTGCCGTTGCCACGGCGGCGCGCTGCTGTGCGGCGGTGTCCGTCACCCATGCCACGCCGCCCCATGTGTCAAAGGGCGTCTGCGGTTTAAGCAGCGTCGTGTCTGCCGGGTAATCACCGGGCAGCGTGACCAGCACCGGCGCGCCGGTCGCGGTGCTGTAGACGGTTTCGCCGCGATGGTCGTCTACCTGCTGCCATTTGCCGCCCCTGAACACGCACACTTTACCGATGGGCGCATCGGGCGGCGCAGTATCGGTGGAATGTGCCGGAATACCCAGCCCCTGCGCCAGATACTCATCTGCCCCACCGGAAAACTCGCCCGTTTCGGGATGAAAGCTGTAAACGGTCAGTGTGCCAGCCGTCACAGCCAGCCCGCTGTCGTCCAGGGTAACGCGCTTTTTTGCGGCCATTATGCAGCCCTCACGATGTAGTTAAATGCAATGTTGCGGGGGCGGGAATATCCCAGATACTGCATACCGGTGCCGCCCCTGGCGGTGGCGTTCCACGTCGAAATGCCGCTGTCGGCGGTACTCCTTGCGCGGGGTGCGTCGCCGTTATTCTCTGTTGCGTCCCATCCCAGCAGGCCGATGTCGTTTACAGAAAACTGCACCACGCGGTCCACATTGGCGAGTGCCTCCTGCAACAGGTAAGAGCCTTTCTGCCATGACAGCAGCTCACGCCCTGCGTCTACGTTGCGTCCGCCGTCCCAGCCGCGAATAAACTCGCCGCGCAGATCAGGCAGTTTCAGCGACGGATAGGCTTTCGCCAGTTGCGGATAGGCGGTTGCGCTGAATGTCGCACCGTTGCACCGGAACCAGCCTACCGGCGGCGTCGCCAGCGGCCACGGCACCGGCACCCCGACCGGCAGCGCGGAGCCGCTCCCCAGCCCGAGGTTGTTGAGAAAATCGGGCACGCTGGCGATGTCGCTGCCGTTTTTAGCGATGTCCATTTTACCGGCCAGCCTGTTAAGCACCGTGGTGGAAAAATTCGCATCACCGCCCAGCGCGTCGGCCAGCTCTTTGAGCGTGTCGAGGGCTTCGGGCGCACCGCCTGCCAGCGCCGCCAGCGCCGCCTGCACAAAGGCCGTGTTTGCCATCTGCGTGTTGTTCGTGCCGGGGGCAGCCGTGGGCGCTTTCGGGGTGCCGGTCAGCACCGGGCTGTTAACCGGAGCATACTGCGGGTGCGGGTTGGTCGCTTTCAGGTGCGCGTCCATCAGGCCATCGGCGTACTGGCGCACCTCCAGCGCTTTGTCATCCACGTACTGGCGGGTCGCCAGCACCACCGACGGATCGATTTTCAGCGTAATGGCGTCCGTGCTGTTCACAATCAGGATCATGCGCACGGTCTGCGTGCGCCCGCTGCCCTCCTGCAGGGCGGGCTTGTAGGTTTCCGGCGTGTTGCAGACCGCAATCAGCGTGCCGTCAGCATCAAACAGGCCCATTTCCCTGATCCAGAAACCACCCTCGGTTTCGGGGATGACCTGCTCGGCAATCACCTGGCTGGTATTGGTCGAGTCGATGCTCAGCGTGTTAATGGCCGCCCGACGTGTTTCGTTAATCAGCCGGGTCTGGCTGGCGTTCGGCGTCGGCAGCGTGCCGCCCCCGTCGCCCACGGCCATCTGTGTGATGTTCAGTTTAGTGCCGAGCGCGGCAGCGTTGGCAATCTTCGCCGCGCCGAGGTTGGTCACTATGGCGTAATATTTCTGGCTCATGGTCTGATTTCCATCATGTCAGTAACGTAAACCGCCGCGCCGCTGTAAAGCTGGCCCGCGACGGAAATGTTTTCGGGGGTGTAGGGGTAGACGGTCATCGCGTCACCGTCGTAGCTACCTGCCGCAATGCGGGTTTCGCCCGTCACCTGCAGGTTTATCGACATCCCCAGCAGGTGACGGCTGCAGGGTCTGGCATCGCTGATAAGGCGTTCAAGCTCTAAATAGGTTTGCTCGGTAATGCCCTGGTCCTGCACGCCAATATCCAGGCGAAACGTGCCAGGCGCTTCGCCGGTTTTCCACCACTCCAGCACGCGGATCAGAAAGCCGAACGGCTCCACCACGCGGCGCACGGCGCTGATGGTGCCTTTATGCTGATGGACGTAAAACGCATCCATCACCACGCGGCGTTTAACGGTTTCTGTCCAGGCTTCGTCCCAGCGGTCCACCGAAAATGACCAGGCAAGGTAAGGCAGAAACCGCACCGGACAGGTGGCAGGGTTCCACAGGTCGCGCAGCGGAACGTCCAGCCCGCTGATGCTGCTGCACGCCTGCGCCAGCCTGCGCTCAAGCGCCGAGGACGCGGGCGGTAACAGGCTCTGACTCATCATTTCCCCCCGTTATCGCTGGCAACCGTCACGGCCACCGCCGTGCAGTTGCCCGCCTGCGTGCGGTCCAGAATGATGTCCTTAGCCGGTTCGCTGATGTCCACCCAGTCCACGCCCGCCACACGCAGCACCGCCCCGTAAGACTCGCGCCGCACACTGCGGCCCAGCTTTTTCTGGTCGGTCAGGTAAGCGGTCATTGCGGCCTGTGCTGCCTCCAGACACGGGGCGGCGGCCACGCCGTCAAACAGGTGCAGCGTGGCTTTAACCTGATAGTCGAATATCGTTGCGGCCTGCACCGTCACGCGGTCAGCCACCGGGCGCACGGTTTCGGCGTTTAGCGCGGCGTTCACTGCATTCAGTAAATCGTCCGTTGCCGCGCCGCTGTTTTCACGGTTCAGCACGGTAATCAGCACTTCCGCCGGGGCCGGACTCGTTGCCGACACGTCGGATACGCGCCCGTCGGCGCTTTTGGCGTAATACTCATACGCCGCCGTCGGCCCGGCCACGCTCAGCCCCTCAAACGCCCCCGGCACGCGCAGGCGTAAATCGTCGTCGGACTCCATGACTGCGGCCACGGGCGGCACGGCGTCAGGATTGGCCGGGGTAATGGTCAGGCGCTTAACGTTGTTGTTGGCCGCCAGCTGATCCAGATCGGTGCCTAGCGCATAGGCCACCATAACCGCCTGCGCGGCCTCGTTGATGCGCTGGCGCAACAGGATTTCGCGGTAGACGTTTTCCTGCAGACACTTGACCAGCGGATCGGATTCCAGCGCCAGCACGCTGCGCATGGCGGCCTGTTCATCTGCCGGATACAGCGCAATCAGATTTTCTTTACGCTCTGCCAGCAGCGTTTCAAAGTCCGGCACCTCAATGACTTCCGGCGCGGGAAGCTGCGATAGGTCAATCACTGCCACGGTTCACCCCCGTTGGTATGGTCATTGCCAGCGGCGAGCCGTCGGCACGCTGTGCGTTAATCTCAACGGCCATTGAACCGTCATAAGCCGTAGTGAAATTCACTGAAATCAGCCGGATGCGCGGCTCCCAGCGGCTCAGTGCGGTGTAAGCTGCCGCCATGACCTGCATACGGGTGACGCCGTTCTGCGGCTGGTCGATGAGCGCGGAAAGCATGGAGCCGTATTCGCGGCGCGCCAGGCGGCTGCCCTCCGGGGTCAGCAGGATATCGCTGACGCTCTGGCGAATGTGATCGATATCGGTAAGCGCTTTGCCGGTGTCGCGGTTCATGCCGAGATACATCACGCCGGGCCTCCTGATGTGTCAGTGCCAAACTTAACGCCGCCGTGCTGATGCGTATGCACCACGACGCCGTTAGAACTCATATCACCGCCGCTCTGTGTGACTGCGCCGTTAATGGCCGTTTCACTGTTGAGGGTTGTTTTACTGGCATCAACGCCGAAAGCCTCAGTAAACAGCTGAATGCCGTCCGCCGCTTCGATGCGCAGGCTTTTGATGTTCTTTATCAGCAGCTGGCCGGTTGCCGGTTCGTACTGAAAAAAACCGCCGTCGCTGAACTGCGTGGTACTGCCGTTCTCTGAATAATCCGGTGGCGGGAATGTATCGGAATAGATGGCGGGCAGCGCAAAGGCGGTTTCTAGATTGCCGCCCATACTCAGCAACATGACCTGTTCGCCAACGGTAGGCTGCCACCATGTGCGCGTGTTACCGGCGCGCAGGGTGAGCCAGTTAATCCAGTTGGTTTCGAGGTCGCCCGTTTTCACCCGGCACAGCCAGTTAACCGGATCGACGTCGGACACGGTGCCGGTGCGGATCATATTGGTGATGAGGCGCATGATTTCGGTAAGTTTTTCGTTCATAACGCGAGACTGACACTTGCGCAGAAAGGTGGCATCAAAATGCCGTTGTTTGATTAATGGTACAATGCGGATTCAACCCGTCAGGAGAATGTGAAAATGCCTACATATCGAATTGATATACCCGCAAGCGGAAAGGTTCTTGCTCAAGCGCTTGAGCATGACTCAGACGACGTGACGCTTCTATTTGACAAAGATGGTGCGCGCCTTGTGGATGGTGTCTCTAAACAAGGGGTAAGCGCTTTATCTGATAATGCTGATTTTGCACACGTTATGGATCTCATTGTCGGAAAATCCTTAACAGGCATTTACCCCAACCACCAACCAGGAAGGCACGCACTTGTGTTTAGTTGAATAAAAAATTCATTCATCTAACCATCTGTAAAGTATGTCCTTTACCAAAGTCTCCGTTTCTCCGTTCACGCCCAGCAATGGGCGCTCTGCGTATTTCACCGTAATGCCTCTCCTGCTAACCCGGTCACGCAGGCCGTAATGGTGAACGCGGGCCAGACGCTGCACGGCAGGAATGAAAGCCACTTCTGCACTGTCGCCGGTTGCCTTTGTCTTGAGATACTTTGCTGTCTTTAGCTTCACAAACATCTTGCGCTTGATGCGCCCCGGCTTTGTCCTGGCGGATATGCGGCGCGGTTCCCATGCGCTGCCATCCGGCGCACGCTGTGCCGTCATGCTGGCCTGCTGAATCCGCCGCACATCGCATGCCACCTCGCGCAGCATCTTTTTGCGCTCTGCCGGTTCCAGCTTAGCCAGCAGCGCATCCAGCCAGGCGTCAACCTCGTGCAGATTATCCACGGCTCACCGTCCAGGCTTCGTCCGTTTCAAAAGGGTTACCCGGCTCCGGCACGGCTCTGACCTCTGTCACGCCGTTGACTTCCTCGGCGATAACCCGTTCTGTCAGCTTTAAATTAATGCTGATGTCGCAGGCACCGTTACCGAGAATGTCCACCTCAAACGTGCAAAGCTGTTCGCGCTCATTGGGATTCTGCAGCGCGTCGGGCTGGTTGGTGCGCAGCCAGTACATTACCGCCGCCATCAGCAGGTTTTGGTCGCCGGTGAAGTCCGTAATCACCACATTCAGCGTGTAGCGGTATTCCCACGACAGCGAGGCGGCAGCAGTCCCGACTGATGTCCCTTTGTCCACAAACAGGTGAAACCGGTCAGGGTTTTGCTGCAGGTAAGGGATGGCGCTGTTAAGGGCTTCGCGTAAGGACTGCGGCTTGTTCATCGTCTTTTTCCTGGCAGGTTACTATGGTGTCCACCTTGTCGGCGCAGGCCGCCCAGGCGGTTTCTGTTTCATCCAGCAGGGTCAGCAGATCGCCGTTAGTGCGCGCCGCCGACGGCCCCAGCTGGCAGCGGGTTATTTTGGGACAGCCACTGACGGTAAGATTCACCTCCGGTGATGGCCGGTCGCTGGCGCAGCCGGACAGCAGCATCAGGCAGAGGGGTATCAGACCAGCGGCGAAGGGCGTCATTTTCACGTTTCAGATCCTCAGTCTGGCGCTGCCGCTGGCGCAGCAGTGCGTTGTTTTTTTCAGCCGCCGCATACAGCTGCGTCTGTGCATGGTTGCTGCTCTGCGCCAGGATGTTGACCGCCATCAGCTGGCTGTTTTTCTGGCTCAGCTTTTTATCCTTTGCGGCCAGCTCTGCCGCCTGCGTGCCGATAGTCCTGTTTGCGCTGTGCAGCTGCCACGACAGCAGCCCGGCAGTCACCAGCAGCACGACAAAGCAGGTCACCACAACGGCGCGCATCATGCTGACGCCCCTTTCAGGCACCAGCTCAGCTCGCGCCCGCGCCGGTTATCCAGACCCTGATTAAACACGCCTTTCACGTACACCCATCGCGGCAGCTGATTACAGGCATCGCGCCACCGGTTGGCCCTGATGAGTTTCACCATCGTTGATGCGCACACGTTGCCGGTGCCGACGTTAAACGCCAGCGACACCAGCGCGTCATAAACCTGCTGCGGCATGGAAACCGCCACGCAGCGCGCCAGTGCCGCCTCAACGCGCAACACGTTGGTGATAAACGTCCCGGCGGCCTGCCGCTCGGTGATGCTTTTGCCGGGAACAACGCCCTGCGTGTTGCCGATCCCGTCTGTCCACACCCCCGCATCGCAGAGGTAAGGTTTAAGGCGGCAGCCCTCGTAATCGGCAATCAGTTTCAGCCCCTCAACCGAGGTGTGCAGCTGCTGAAAGCCCGGCAGTGTGGCGGCGATGGCCAGCACCGCGCCGACGGCGCAGCGTTTAACGGTTTGCAGATTCATAATCCTCCCGTGTGATGCGCCCGCTTGCCAGTAACTGGTAGGTTTTGTGCTTGTAGTACCAGCTGATTAGCGCCATGCCGATGCCGATAATCAGCCCGGCCCACGTTGAAACGTCTTTAACCGATAAGTCGCCCAGCCAGGCCATAAAAACGGCTATCGACCAGGTGATAAACGTGCTGATTCTTTCCCACATGATTCAGTCCCATAGCTGCACGGTCTGCGCCGTGGCTGCGGGCGCAACGTCCGGCAGCTCGACCTCTAAACCGTGGGGTAAGGTGGGGCCGTAGTCCGCCAGCCCCGGATTGGCCTGTAACACCAGCTCAGAAAGCCCCTGCGTGCGCCCGTAGTGACGCCAGCAAAGTGCGTCCACCGTGTCATACTGCTGCGCACGCACTTTCATTAAATAAGCTCTATTACGGAGTGCGGCAGATCCTGCACGCGGCTGATGGCCCAGCGCGCATCCCGCCACAGTTCGGCGCTGGCATCTTCCAGCACCTCACCGCGTTTCACGCCGGATGCGGTGGCGTCAAAGTCGCTGTAACGCTCGTTGAGTACCGCCCGCGTCCAGCACCAGACGGCGCTTTCATAGTGGTGCAGGCGCACGCTCTGCCCTGCCAGCTTCTCGGCGGGTACGTCGGCCAGCGCGTTATAGCCTTTCATTTCCTGCCGCTCACGCCACGGGTAAAGCTCAGCGTTAATTTCAGCAATGGCGGTCAGCACCACCTGTTTAAGCCGGTCGGGCGTCACGGTGCCGTCAACGCGCATCGCGCTGCGGAATTTTTGCAAATCCATGTCCGGCCAGAATGAGTTATTCGGGATAATCACCGGCGCAACGGGCCACTGCACTGCCGCAACCTTCGGCTGTTCGGGTGCTACAAATTCCATCGTTACTGCTCCTGAATAGGTGGGCGGTGGACGGGGTTTTGATGCGGCGCTGCCTGTCGCCACCCCGTGCCGCCCCGCGCGTGGGCACGTTCGGTTATCAGCTGTCTTTGCGGATTTTCCGCTCCAGCTGCTCAATGTCTTTTTTCACCCCGCACTTTTCATCCAGCTGCAGGGCCTGCTTAAGGTGATTCAGCGCCAGCTCAGGCTCGTTTTCGGTGAGTACCCAGCCAGTGGATTTATGCAGGCGCGCGCGTGACTGATCCGGCATGTCCTGCCCGTTTACGGCGTCAAGCGTCTGCAGCAGCAGGTCAGCATCAAACGGTGTTTCTGCCAGAATGGCGGCTTTGGCGGCGTCGGCCATTTCCTCGGCAAGCAGCGCCTGCACGTTACGACTGAATCCCTGCGGCATTACCCAGCCGTGTTTAAGGGCATGGCGGCCAATGGTCAGCGCACCGGCATAATCACCGGCATCAATGCGCCACAGCATCACATACATCACCACGTCATCCTGATTCGGGCTGTCGGCGCTCAGGATGCCATCGACCCAGGCGGCATATTTCGGCAGGACTTCGGCTTTAATTTCGGCTTTTTTGGCATTTGACTGAACGCCCTTAAGGCGTCGGCGGTCTTCGGTCAGTTGCAGCAGCATCAGCTCGTAGCCGCTGGCGTGGCGAACACTGCCGCCCTCAAGGGCGGCCTGTTCAGCCTGAACACGCAAACGGTGCTGCCGTGCGGGACTCAGGCTCATGGATTACGCCTCCGTTCCGGCGGCAGCCGGTGCCGTGAAGTCACCCATTTCGATATTTTCAACCAGCGCGGCACAACGGTAGTCTTCGATCACATACGCCTCGTTGACCGATTCGAAGTTTTCGATACGGTCACGCTTCGGATTGTCGATGACCGAGCGGCGGCGGGTGTCTTCCTGCCAGTAAATCGACAGGTTATCAAGGCGGGTAATCATCACCGCATTGGCGGGGAAGTAAGGCGCACGCACCGCCTGCAGGCCGCCCATGCGTTTCTGACTGATAATCAGATCGGCGGCCAGCTTGTTAACGTTGTCCTGCCCGTTGTTGACCAGCGGGAAATATTTGTCGGCCAGCAGCTCGCGGCCACAGATAACCACCAGTTCGTCATCGTCCTGGAAGATAGGATCGATAAGCTCATTGACGGCATCCATCACCAGTGCGTCAAGGTTGGCATAGGTGCCTTTGATGCCGACCTTGACCGCTTTAGCCGTGGTTACGCCGTCTTTGGTTTCGCTGCCCATGACGTTATCAGGCGCATCTTCGCGCAGCTTCTGCAGCCAGCCCTTGTTAACGTCCTGCAGCACCGGATTTTTGACGCGATCAGATGTCTTTTCGCGCTTGATGCCGTTAAAACCGATCATGATACGGTCCAGCGCCTGGCGCTTCACGATGGCGTCACGGATACGCACCTGGAAATCCTGGAATTTCGCCCACAGGTCCAGCTTCGCGTAGGTAATGGCCGTATCAAAGTTGGTCTGCGCGCACGTGTATTCGGTTTCGGTCATTGCACTCGGATCGGTTGGCTCGCGCTCTTTGGTGCTGGTATCTGTCGTGCCTGCGATAGAGCTACCGACGCCGAGGCCGAGCAGCTGGCCGGACTGCTCCTGCACACCGATAACGTTGATCAGCGTCAGGAATGCGGCTGACTGCTGAATGGTGTCTTCCAGCTTCTGCGCCACGGACGGCTCTACGGCAAACTTGGTGGACAGCTCGGCAACCGGCACGCTGTAGATGTTCGCCAGTTGGGTTAAATAGGCGTTGTAAGCAAAACGGGTAGTCGTTTTCATGGGGTTTGCTGCTCCTTTAGCAGTTGGTCAGGGTGGCAGCGGGTGCAGTACCGCCCGGTGCGCGCTGGCGAAAGTCTTTGCGGCCGTCTTCCTGGCTCAGCTGCGCTTTCAGTTCGTTAAATTCGGTCTGCTGTACGGCAAACGCGGACTGTGTTTCCTGCAACTGCGATTCCAGAGCAACAATGCGCTCTGCCTGCTCGCTGACGGCCTTGTCATTGGCTGCACTGTAGCTCTGCTGTTCGCTGGCAATCAGCTCGACGGCCTGATGAACATCACTGAAACGCGCGTCGTCGGTCTGCTGCTGCCTGCTGAACATGTGTTGAATGCGCTTAAACAGAGCGGGCTTTGCCTCCGGCACGTCTTCCAGCTCGATCACGGTCTCAGCGGCGGCGGTAAAGAGATTTTCCGGGTGCTGCTTGCGGTTTGCCAGGGGGTTTCTGGCAGCGCTGGCGCTGAACTGCAGCATCTCGGTGCCGAGGCTTGCCGGGTCGTCGGTTGCGGCCAGACCGACCAGATACGCCTTGCCGGTGTCGGCAAACTTGGTATTCACCTCCATTGAAGTGAAAAGTTTCTGGCCTTTTTTAACCAGTTCGACAAGTGAGCCTGTCGGCAGGATGTCGGCATACAGGGCCATTTTTCCGGCCAGCGGACCGTCTTTGATTTCTTCCGCAACCAGCGCACTTACGGTGCCGTAGCGGTTAAAGGTGCTGTCTGGTGCGTATGACTTTAAGTGCTCCAGATTAATCGTGGCGGTGTAAACCGACGGGTTGTAGGCGTCGGCCATCTGTACCAGCCATTCGCGGGAAATTTCGCGCCCGTCGGTAGTGGCACCTTCCACCCCGATTCGGAAACGCTTTGCAGCTACTGTCATGTGCCAGGCTCCGGTTTGAAAAACTCTGTGAGTCCCTATGTTTGCGGCGAGAGGGGTACTGAAACAACGCGGCGGCGTTGTACCGTAATTCACACAATCACGGGCGGCGGAAAAGGAAACGGGCGGGCCGTATTTTGGGGCCATGACAACGACAATCGCCCCCGCAGACCTCGATCCCCGCAGACAGGCTTTGCTGCTGTTCTTTCAGGGATACCGTATCGCCCGCATTGCTGAAATGCTGGGAGAGAAACCCGCAACCGTTCACAGCTGGAAAAAACGCGACAGGTGGGGCGACTATGGCCCGCTTGACCAGATGCAGCTCACCACTGCCGCGCGCTACACACAGCTGGTCATGAAAGAGGACAAAGAAGGGAAGGATTACAAGGAAATTGACCTGTTAAGCCGTCAGGCTGTGCAGCAGGCGCGCATTGGCAAATTTAACAACGGCGGCAATGAGGCCGATCTCAATCCTAAAGTGGCGAACCGCAACAAAGGGCCGCGCACGCCACCGGAAAAGAACGTTTTCAGCGACGAGCAGATCGAAAAATTACAGGAAATTTTTCACGCTTCGATGTTCGGCTATCAGCGCAACTGGTGGGAAGCCGGAAACAAGCACCGTATCAGGAACGTGCTCAAGTCGCGCCAGATTGGTGCGACATTCTATTTTGCCCGCGAGGCGCTGATCGATGCGCTGACCACCGGACGTAACCAGATATTTTTATCCGCCAGTAAGGCGCAGGCGCACGTTTTCAAACAGTACATCATTGAGTTTGCCCGCGAGGCTGACGTAGACCTGAAAGGCGACCCGATGACGCTGGCTAACGGCGCATGTCTGTATTTCCTCGGCACCAACGCCCGCACCGCGCAGAGTTATCACGGCAACCTCTACCTGGATGAATATTTCTGGATACCGAGATTTCAGGAACTGCGCAAAGTGGCGTCGGGTATGGCGCTGCATAAAAAATGGCGACAGACCTACTTTTCCACACCGTCCAGCCTTACGCACAGCGCTTATCCGTTCTGGTCTGGCGCCCTGTTTAACCGTGGGCGCGCCAAAGCCGAGCGCGTTGACATCGATCTGACGCACGGCAACCTTTCGCGGGGCCGGTACTGCGACGACGGCCAGTATCGCCAGATTGTCACGATTGAAGATGCGGTAAGCGGTGGCTGTAACCTCTTTGACCTCGACCAGCTGCGCCTTGAGTACAGTCCGCCGGAATACCAGAACCTGCTGATGTGTGAGTTTGTGGACGATCTGGCGTCGGTGTTCCCGCTGACCATACTGCAGTCGTGCATGGTAGACAGCTGGGAGGTGTGGAAGGACTTCGAAGCCTTTGCCCTGCGCCCCTTTGCCTATAACGAAGTATGGATCGGTTATGACCCGGCCAAAGGCACGCAAAACGGCGACAGTGCGGGGTGTGTGGTTATCGCGCCGCCTGCCGTGTCGGGCGGTAAGTTCCGCATCCTTGAGCGGCATCAGTGGCGCGGAATGGACTTCCGCGCGCAGGCCGACGCCATTAAGGCGCTGACAAAACAGTACAACGTGACCTACATCGGCATTGACTCGACCGGCGTCGGTCTCGGCGTCTATGAAAACGTGAAGGCATTTTTCCCGCAGGTTAAAGAGTTTGTTTATAACCCCAACGTCAAAAACGCCCTGGTGCTCAAGGCTTACGACATCATCAGCCATCAGCGCCTGGAGTTTGACGCCGGACACCTCGACATTGCGCAGTCATTCATGGCAATCCGACGCGCCACCACGGCCAGCGGCAACCGCCCAACCTACGAAGCCAGCCGCAGCGAAGAAGCCAGCCACGCGGATTTAGCCTGGGCGGTTATGCACGCACTGGCTAACGAACCGCTGCAGGGCGAGGCGGCAGGTAAACGCAACATTATGGAGATGTTTTAATGAGCAAACGCAGAAACCGCGCACGCACGCAGCCCGTGCCGCGACAGGACAACATGACGGGCGCACCGGCGGCAGAGGCGTTTACCTTTGGCGACCCGATCCCGGTGCTGGATCGCCGCGAAATACTGGACTACGTGGAGTGCGTCATCAATGACCGCTGGTATGAGCCGCCCGTCAGTTTTGAAGGACTTGCGCGCACGTTCCGCGCGGCTGTTCACCACAGCTCAGCGCTCAGCGTGAAATGTAACATTCTGGCGAGTACCTTTGTCCCTCACCCGCTGTTAAGTCAGCAGGCTTTTACCCGGTTTGCGCAGGATTATCTGGTATTTGGTAATGCCTACCTGGAGCGACGCACGTCACGCCTCGGCAATACCTTAAGCCTTGAGCCATCACTGGCAAAATACACGCGACGCGGCACGGATTTGGACGCTTACTGGTTTGTGCAGTACGGCCTCAACACGCAGCCCTATGAATTTACGGCTGGTAGCGTATTTCACCTGATGGAGCCGGACTTCAATCAGGAAGTTTACGGTCTGCCCGGTTACCTGTCGGCCATCCCGTCCGTGCTGCTGAACGAGTCGGCCACACTGTTTCGCCGTAAGTATTACCTGAACGGCAGTCACGCCGGTTTCATTATGTACGTGACAGATCCGGCGCAGAATCAGGAAGACGTAGACGCTATGCGTAAGGCAATGAAAAGCGCTAAAGGCCCTGGCAATTTCCGCAATCTGTTTATGTATTCACCGACCGGCAAAAAAGACGGCATTCAGATCATCCCGCTGTCTGAGGTGGCGGCCAAAGATGAGTTTCTGAATATCAAAAACGTGTCGCGGGATGACATGCTGGCCGTGCATCGTGTGCCGCCGCAGCTGATGGGAATCATCCCTAACAATACAGGCGGATTCGGTGACGTTGAGAAGGCAAGCCGGGTATTTGTACGAAACGAACTCATCCCGCTGCAGGCTCGCATGAAAGAGTTAAATGAGTGGCTTGGCGAGGAGGTTATCAGGTTCGCGCCTTACAACCTCGTTCTGGATGATGAAAGTTAAGATACATCGAAAAGCAAAGCGCCTGCGGGCGCTTTTTTATTTATCGGCCCACTGACCGGCGCGGGCTGAATCAATCAACAGCTGAATGGTCAGCGGCTTTTCCGCCTTGCCGTTATCTGCCGGAAAATAACGACCAAAGTTTATTTCTTTCGGGTTGACAGAAAATCGCTCCGCGAAAGTTTCCAGCAGCTCGGCGGCATCTTCCGGTGCCATCCTGAAATCTTTATTCAGATCCGTTGTATGTGTCAGCGGAAAGCGCTTGCGCAGCCAAAACCAATGACCGTTATACTCTTCAACAAGTGCGAATACAGCTTTTTCAGTATCATCAATCACCATATTCTGTCCTCCGCACGGGCTATCGTGTTGTAACGGTTTACCGACTTCCAGCCTATGATTGCCACGTCTGATGCCACTATGGCCCAGCCAATAACCGGCACTGTCCTGCCAACAAACGTGCCTAGCTTTTTTGTCATTATTATTTTCATTTTAAACGGATTTCCAACTATGGTCGGTAGCGGGAAAGGCAGCCTGTATTTTTGCAACAGCCTGCGCGACTGAACAGAAGCCCATGAAGTGCCAGGCGTAGCGTTTGCGAGTTTGCCGGACACGGCGACGTTATTACGCCCGGCATAAATCGCAGCTGCTGCCATAACGTTACCTGTTGCCGCTGTCGCCCCCGTGAAATGCTCGGCAGTTACATCAACCATAATCCAGAAAAAAAGCTCACCGGCATTGAGATTTGAAAGGCCGCCGTAAAAATAGGTTCCGTTAAGCTGTTCGGTTGTATCCATCACCAGACCTCGCAATAAAAAGCGTGATTAAACTTTAACCGCAACGACTTTCAATTTCCAGCCCCCTACCACAGGGCCTGTAACGCATCCTGTCGCACCTGCGCCCTCGCCCGTCGCAGGGGGCATCCGAAACCACATCACACGGCAGCGGGCCGGAAATTGGGCCGCATGGTCATGACCTAAACGTCGTGGCGCGCGCTCGTAGCCCCGCCACGCCTGCGCGCTTTATGTAATAGTTTTCATGCACCTGCATGACTTAAGCAAAAGCCCGCCATTCCTGGCGGGCCTCAGCGAAAACGATCTTCAAACGATCATGCGGATTCATGCGCATAATGGCGTTTTTACAGCATAATTCGGTATGGTATTCTGATCCGATTCATCACTCTCGTTAAAGGACTGAAAATGGACATTATTGAGTTAAAATCTGAGCTAAAAAAAGAAGAAGATGCCAAGAAAAGAGCATATCTATTGGCCCAGTTGGAAGTGTTCAAACAGGACGCGGAAGAACAAGTCCGTACAGAGCAAAAAGATGTTGATTTCGAAACTAAAGAATTCACGGTTGAGCTTTTAGTAAATAAATATCATAGTGGTTTGGAAGACGATACTAACGAGCTGTTTGTACCTGACTACCAAAGGGACTTTGTCTGGAGTGAAAAAAGACAATCTCGCTTGATTGAGTCTTTAATTTTAGGGTTTCCTATCCCTTATATTTTCACAGCAGATGTTCTTTCAGAAGACCCTGAGTTAGATGGAAGAATTGAAATTGTTGATGGTTCGCAACGTGTCAGAACCATTCACGCATTCATTCATAATCAATTAATTTTGCAGGACCTGAAATCATTAAGCTCTCTTAATGGATTTAGCTTCCAAGATTTACCACTCTCTAGACAACGCCGTTTTATGCGTATTCCTGTCCGTGTTATTGAGTTAAGTTCGAAATGCAATGAAGAAACTCGACGTGACCTTTTCGAAAGAATTAACTCCGGTAGTGACATACTGAAGGATATGGAGGTTCGTAAAGGTTCAGAACTTGGTTCAACATCTTTGTATACCCAAGTAATTAAACCTTGCTCCGCGATCCCATCCTTTAAGAAATTGGCACCATTATCAGAGGCTAAAGAGAAACGTGATGAACGATTAGAGTTCACTTTACGATTCTTCGCATATTTAGAAAACTATCAAAACTTTGATCACTCCGTACGTGACTTCCTAAATGAATATATGCATGCAAATGGCGCGATAGATGCTCAGAAGCAAAATGCTATGAAAGCTGAATTTGCCACCATGCTTGATTTTGTCGCTCAATACTTCCCTGCTGGATTCAAAAAAACTGTGACCGCAAAATCAACACCACGCGTTAGATTTGAATCTTTAGCTGTTGGTGTAGCATTAGCATTACGTGAAGATCCTTCACTAGCGCCACAAGATTTAGACTGGATTAGTTCTGATAAATTCAAAGTACTAACTACCTCAGATGGTGCTAATAGCCGTGTCAAAGTTATTGAGAGAATTGAGTACGTTCGCGATAGATTATTAGAGGCTTAAAATGGACAGTTTCCGTGAGGATTTTGATATTAGGTCCGGAGAAATTCTGGCCTATTTGGACCTATTAAAGTTCATTGAAAATGCTGGAGCGGAACTACTCTCATCTGACGATCATGCTAATAAATTTAATGTTACTGCTGAATCACGTAAAACGCTGAAAGGGACAGTATACATACTTTTATACAATCTAATTGAATCAACGATGAGAGAAGCAATATGTTTCATTCATGAGACTATCTATGACAGAAACATTCAATTCGACAATCTTAAGAAAAACCTAAAGTCTGAAATTCTTAAAAGACTTAAAAATGATTCTGTAAGTATTGAGAATTTTGTCAATGGGCTTACAAAAGGTATATCCTGTGGTATTTCTTATGGCACATTTAATAAGAAAAAATTATTCTCAGGGAATATCGATCGCGAGGAAATAAAAGAAAAATCTCAAGTATATGGTTTTTCTATATCATCAGATTACACTCACACAAAACATGGCGAAAAACTCTCAACAGTCAAACAACATCGTAATGATCTTGCACACGGCAATGTATCTTTTTCTGAAATTGGTAAGAATGTTTCCTATCAAGATTTAGAAAATGTTTCATTAGAGGTGATCGCGTATCTTGATGCAATTGCGACAAACATTGAGCATTATATCCATACTGATGGATATTTATCTTCCTAAAAAAAAGCCTGCTGAGCAGGCTTTTTTTAATTCAAGTGATTCTGAATCGATAGGCCAATAATACGACCTAGTTCAACCGGAACAGCGTTCCCTATCATTCTACCAATATTCCTCATCACAAAATCCGCTTCATCTTCAACAAAAGAATAATCCACAGGGAATGTTTGTAACAAGGCGGCCTCTCTTAGCGAGATCGCTCGGTGCTGTTCAGGATGTCCAAATCGGCCATTCCCAAAACCATAACAAAGCGTTGTAATTGTAGGACTAGGCTTGTCCCAAGACATGCGACCATAAACACTCGCATAACCTTTCCCGCTAGATTTCAAATGACAAGCGGCAACCAACTCTTCAGGCCAATCCTTCCATGTTCCGCCAGGGACAGAGTGCATAATACGTTGCTTATTAATTGGACTTAATTTGCTCGCCCTATGTAAAACATCATGTGGATCTGCTCCACCTGATTCTAAAGGAGGCAAAGTTCCAATGGCATCTTTAACAGTTTTATAAACAAAATCATCGCGTTTTACTAACTCAATACTTCCAAGTTTGGACGCCAATAATACGTGCCGGGAACGACTCTGCGGAATACCATATTCAACACAATCAACCCTAGAAGCCCATACTTTATAACCTAAACTTACTAATGAATTATAAAAGTCATCGTAAACTTTATGTTTTGTAACATCAGGAACATTCTCCATTGTTACAACTTCTGGCGAAACTTCGCGAATTAATCTTTCAAATTCATAGAGTAAAGGCCATTTTTTATCTTGCGCTTTATCTTTACCTTGAGTGTATTTAGAGAACGGTTGACAAGGTGCACAGCCTGCCAATACTTTGATGGAAGCATCGCCATAAAGCTCAAGGAGCTCCTCTTTTGTGACCTTGACTATGTCTTTTTCAATGAATGTTGATTTATTGTTCTTCTCATATGGGAATCGACACTCTCCCTCAAGATCAATACCAGCAACAACATCAAGACCTGCAAGTTGCAAGCCATGAGTCAAACCACCAGCACCACAAAAAAGGTCTATCACCTTAACAGTCATCATACACTCCAAATCTAAACTGCAATCAGTATACAGCCCTTTCCAAAAAATCTCGAGGCCTTAGACCAAATTAGCTGTACAGCAACTTAAACATTAACCAAAACAGCCCCTTAGTTCAGCCAGCTGTCGTCTTCCCAGACGGCTTGTAAAATTTCCATCACGCTTTTTTTATCTTCATCCAGCTTTAAACCTGACAGCTCGACGCCGTTCGCACTGCCTTTGCGGATTCGGATAGCTATTTTTGGATATTGAGGCTGCAAATTTTTTATGATTTCTGATCCAAGCGCCTCAATAGTTTCCTGGCTAACCTTTTGCTGTTTGTCGATCATTATTTCAATACGCATCCCCTCCCCCTTTCTTACTCTGAAACTTCAATTGAACGGGCGTATTCGTGACTCCTGACCTTTTTCATTAACTCGTCGGTCAGCTCAGACACCCACTGGATCGCCAAGCTCTTTTCATCTTCACCGCAATCACTTGATGCAACCAATTTAAGAAAAAAATCAATACGTTGCAATTTCAAAGACTCAAAAAAATAATCCTGCATAACATTTACCCCTTCAAACAACTGTACATAAACACAGTATATTAGGAGAATCCGAAAGTGAAATGTTTTTTTACTTTTAGCCTTACTTTTTGTGCGCTTCGCTTTCCGCTTTATGTAAATTGGCCGCCTTAGCCCTTTCAGCAAGGCTGTTGAAACGGCTAAGTATTTCGTCTTTGCGTGAATTGTCATCTTTGCTACTGAATGGCCGCACTAAGTCGCCGTAACAGGTGCTGCGGAACATTTTCCCTGCGATTTCTGTCTGTGTGCCACCTATCAGGCGCACGGCCAGACCGCGACTGATGATTTCGCCGCTTAAATCTCTGACCTGGCCGATCACGTTGTCGCAAGCTGTCTCAATTTTGTCTGGCCGCCGCAGCACTAAGTGTTTTTTATTTGGTTTTTCCCCCCTCAGTCGGGCCAGCAGCCGTCGCCGTTCTTTACGGCTCATCCCTTTAAGGTCGATCTCTTCCACACTTTCCGGCGGGGTTGAATCCTCAGATCTCAAACGCCCCGTACAGTTATTGACAGAACTCCGAGAGGGCGCGGGCGCGCCCTGAAGGTCAAAACCAAAATCAACGGCACGTTTCGGAACAATCTTCCACTGTGCCAGACGGGTTAAAATCGGAGTATCTGCGCCAACCTCAGTTGCGTAGACGCCCTTAATACGCACGGTTTCCTCACCGTATTCATTCAGCTCATCGCCCGGCTGATACCAGGTGCGCACGGCCAGCTCATCACGACGCACGAACGGGCCGCCCTGCGCGTTGACGTATGCCGCCCAGTCGCCCACGTCGGCCGCGTCATGCGCAGCGGCAAACTCCACACTCAGGCCGTGGGCGGTTTCGGTGTCATCCATGCGGCGCAGCTCGCGGTAAACCGTGACCGGCGCACCTCCTACAAACTGAAACTGTCGGATATGCCAGCGTGCCGCCCAGGCAGAAACGGCGGGCGCGGTTTCCTTAAGCTCTTTACCGCTTTCGTCGTCCAGCTCGCCATCCAGCGCGTAGCCGTCGATATTCTTAGAGATATATTTAGCCACGTAACCCGTAGCGCTGCCTTTTTCCGGATCGATGGCCTCCGCATGAAAACGCGCTTTACGGGCTTTATCCGTGGTCAGCTCGTTGCTGTCCTGCTGAAAGGCATAGTCACGGATTGTCTGGCGCACCTGATCCGCATCTTCGGGACGCATAAACATCAGCATGTGCCAGTGTGGCGTTGCGTCGTGGTGAGGTTCGGCAACGCGAATGCCAAAGATTCGAATGTCATCACGGTGCAGCTTTGCGCGGATGCGCTGCCAGACGCTGCAAAGGTAACGCTGCGTGTCTGCGGGGCTGGCACCATTCCATTTGCGGTTACGATGGCCGGTTTTGATTGTGGCGTGATAGCTTGACGGCGCGGTCAGCGTGTAAAACTCGCCGACATAGCCCAGATCATTACAGATATTTTCAAAGCCGCGAATGCGGGTCATCAGCTCACAGCGACGGATTGCCGGATTTGCCACACTGCCGTCGTATTTCTCAATCAGGCTTATGCGGTTGCCTTCCTCGTCTTCCAGTTCCATGCCTTTTAAGAACTCACGGGTACGGCGTTTCTGCTCCCGCCATTCTGAAACCGTCATTCTGCTGGCGTAAGGCGTGTGTTTTTTGCTTACGTTAGCCAGGGCAATCTGCAGGTGTTCACGCCATGACGCAGCCACGCGGCGCAGTCTCCCCGTCCACCATTTTTCTGTCTGCATACGCAGCACGGCGGGTGTAACTTCTTCGGGATCAAAGAAACGGGACGTCACCTTATCCCACAGTGGCGGCGTCTGATTAAATTCACGGGTGATAGCCGCCGCTGTCATGTAGACGCGGTGCGTGTATTTATAATCTGACTCATCAGCTGCCTGCGCGTGTGCCTGTACCAGCTCGGCCAGAATGAAACTGGCAATATCACCGGCCAGCAAATCCACATCGGCACGCGACATATCGGCCAGGCGGTTAAAACGCTTCATCAGTTCCCACAGCTGGCCTCCGGCAAGCGCTGCGCCATTCTCTTTCGGGGCGTTCTGCGCCAGCAGGTTAAAGGTGCTGGCGTCCATAGTCTTAACCCGATACTGCTCGTTAACGCATTCAACACGCGGCAATGTGCGCTCAACGAAGGTTTTCGTTAAGTACGCATTGGCGCGGGCAATGCCCTGTGATTTTTCCAGCTCGTTGACGCGACGTTTGACGTCGATTTGAATCAACGTTGGCTGCTGCTCTAGCAGCTCCTGCGCACGCACTAAAGCCGCAATCATCTGACTGCGGCTGTGCATTTCCTCATAAGTGGGATAAGGGCTTGAAATCGCCCGGCGGGGCTTGTTCCACTCATACGCCCACTCGCTAACCTTATCCTGATGGCTCATACTTCAAAAGCCAGTTGCGGCGTAAATAAATCCTTTTCCGCATCGTAGTTAAGGGAGCTGGCGCTGTTCACTGACTCAATGCGCTCTACAAGTACAGAGGCCCTTGTTTCTTTACTGGCAGGCGCATATGGGCTTTTATTCCAGTATTTATCTATGCCGATATTGCGCGCCACGTTTGTACTGTCAGCAGATGAGAGTGGGATACGTTTAAACAGGTCTTTGTTGAGCATACGCAGACCGTGCAACTTCGTTATCGGGTAGCCGTTTTCGTCAACAACATGGCGAATGAGATCACGGAGTCGCGCGGCACAGTCTTTCGGCCTGCGGGCGTCATACTCACCCATCGTACCAATAGCAACCCTTGGATATTCATGGCAGAGGCGGATAAAACGATCATCTGGTTCGTTCATGTGCCAGACCGGAACGCCCGTGACTTTGCCATGAGGCCATTCGGCTATAAGCGCGTCGTTCTCTGCGCTGTTTCCTCCAATTACGTCGGGAATAATGGCAAATGAAAACCGTGGATGATTCGCCCAACGAGAAACGAAGTCATAATATTGACTCCAACTCACTACACGCTTTTTTGTCCAGAAGCTGAATGCGCCATTATCAAGTGCAAAGCTTTGGCAGATCTCGCTGGCTAGCGGTAACTGTCCAGGGTTAGCAAAGCTGATAAAAGCATGGCGTGATTTCCATGCTTTCAGGGCGCACGTATCAGGCGTTATTGGCCCGCCGTGGAAATGAATCATGCCATCACCTCACCAGCTGCAGGATCGAAACCAATCCAGAAAGCAGGACGGCGAACCGCGATAATTTCTGCTGCGCTTTTCCCGTCACCGGCAGCCACACCAACCGCGCGGGCAGCTCTTACACTCGTTAGCTCGTAGGCATTAAAAAGCGCGCGTGTAAAGTCGGTATCGCTGTTTGAAGCGATGACCGGGCAGCGCTCTGACACGCTGGTTAACATGCTGGCTAAGTCCTGCTGCGCGCCCTTATCAAATCCGCCTGCGTGGTAGTCGCTAAACGTACCGTCATAAGGCGGATCGCAGTAAACGACGTCGCCGGTCTGAATCATGCGGAGTGTTTCGCGGAAATCGGCGCAGATAAACGTTGCACGGTGGGCTTTGGCTGCGAAAGTTTCGATTTCTTCCAGGGGGAAATAAGGTTCAGAATAGTTTCCGTAGGGGATGTTAAATTCACTCTTGCGGTTGTAACGGCAAATGCCACGGTAGCCGTGGCGGTTCAGGTAAAGGAAATGTGCGGCTCGCTCAAGCAGCGGCAGGGCGGGGTCATGATTAAACGCCTCACGAACTCGGTAATAATCCTCTGCCGTTTTGTTTTGTGAATAAAGACTCAGTGCCACCACAATAAAGGGGCGGGTGTGGTCTTTAATCTGGCGATAAAGATTAATCAGGTCAGGATTAACATCAGCCACTAAATAAGCCGGGTAATCCGTCGCCATCATGACCGCGCAGGAACCGGCAAACGGCTCAACGAGACGCAGCCCCTGCGGCAGATGATTAAGCAGCTCAGGCATGAGGCGGGTTTTGTTGCCCGCCCATTTGAGGATCGTACTCATACGGCACCGCCTTTGTAATGGGCGCTTTTCAGCTCGATAATTTCCTGACAGGTTACGCAGTGAGTAACGCCCTGCACGGCGCGGCGACGGGCAACCGGTATCGCCTCATCGCAGGCCAGGCAAAAGAACTCACCAGCCCCGGCGGGCTGGCGACGTGCGTTAGCGAGATTGCGCTGCAGTTCTTCCTCAACGCGCGCCTGGACTAAATCCATTGAATCGGCCATTAGTGCAGCTCCCGCGCCTGATGCTCAAAACGCTCTGCCTCTTTATCCAGCAGCTCAATGATTTCCGGTGCGGTCATTTCGTGCTTGCGGGCATGAATAATAAGCTTGGCAATACGGACTGACACGGCCAGCGCATCATCGCTGCGCTGTTCTGTTTTGGCCTTGCTCAGCAGTGCATTTAGCGCGTCTGCGTCGGCTTCAAAATTACGGGTTTCGGTATTTCTCATTTTTTAAATCTCCAGATTCAGGTCAAAGGAATGCCCGGCGGGTTTACGCCATTAATTTTTTGAGTCTTATTTACTCAGGTAAAAAACAGTCTGCGGTAGAAAACTGTCGGGGTAATATCTTTCCCCAGCGCGCCATTTTGTTCATCGCCATGATGATTAGTTCGCGGCGGTATTCGTCGAAATATTCAAACGGCTTTCCAATTTCCTCCTGTGAAAATGTTTTGGGATTTTCGCGGTTAGCCAGGGTTAACACGCAAAATTTAAACTCGTCATTCTGATGGTTGAAATAGCGCAGTGACGGGTTTGCGTTATTGTCGCGCTGCTGCCGCCAGCTTTTCCGAAACTCATCAAACGACATTTTGTTAACAGCATCAGCACGATTGCCCGTTGAATGAGTTTTGGCAAAAGATGCCGGGCCTTGCTGTGCGGTTGTGTTACCTGTTACTCGCTGCATGTTACCCCCTGAATAAATGCGCCATGAAACCGGCGGGTTTGCGTTTGCTGGTCAGCCCCTGCAGCAGTTGCTTTTGGCTGTTGCACGGATGCCATGGTTTGCCGTTCTCACCCATGATCCAGCCGTTGCCGTAGGCTACTGACGGGCTTTGACGCTTAAGACGTGATGCCAGTGAAATCATTATCAGTCCCTCAGCTCAGGCCAATGGATGCGCCGAGGCCGCTGATCGCGTCTACGGTTGATGCCATAGTGGGATTGGAATGAATGCGGGCCTGTACAGCGATTGCCGCAAGAGTCAGACAGCGAATGCCAGTGTTGACGCTCTGCAAAAGGCTGCGGCGGCAGGAAGTACTCAACGCATCCTGATTCATTGCGCCGGCTGCCAGTTGCCCTACTTCTGCTGTTGCCTTCAACACATAGGCTGATAGCTTTTCTTCGGCGTGTTCGTTCATCGGTACACAAGGCAAACAATGTAGTTGAGCGAGTGCGCCATCCATTAAAATTGAATCTTCGGTAAGGTCAGTAAGTGAGAGCATTTCCTTAACGGTCAGTTCGTGCGGCTGCTCAGGGTTCAACTTGTTGCGCAGGGTCTGCGCGTTCATGCCCGCTGAAAGTGCCAGCTCTTTCATATTGTGAGACAGGGCAAACCGTCGGCAGGCCTCGTCAAAATGGTTATGTGTGGAAACGCGAAAATCAAACATGTGGATTTCTCCAAATTCACATACTGTGAATTAAGCGCCGATGATGAGTTGAAAACGGGAATGTCCCAGCGATTTACGTAACTGCTCTTCTTTCCAGCGTGCGTAGTAGATTCGAACGGGGCCGCCAGCTTTTTTACATCCTTTACGGATTTTGCGCGGTTCAATTGGTACACAAGGATTTTCGCCGGTAGTCCAGCGATAGGCGGTACGCTCAGATACCCCTTCCAACTCTGCGAACTGCTGCAGAGATACCATAGGGGCTGGTATTTTGAAGATTGCGATCTCAGAAGCCATGTTGCATCATTCCCTATTTGCCAATATTTGCCATCTGGTTGCCAACGTTTGCCAACGTTTGCCACTAATTGCCAACACAGTTGTGTACATTACTCAACAAATGGGTACTGGTCAACACGGAATACACTAAATGAAAATCAAAGAATACACTTTCGAAGCCACCGAGATTCTTGACCGTGTATGCGAAACATACGGATTTCACCAAAAAGCCCAGCTCGCGGAGTATTTCAAAATTTCGCCTAGTTCCTTATCAAACAGATACATGCGTGGAACTATTTCATATGACTTTGCAGCTATCTGCGCCTTAGAAACCGGTGCAAATTTGCAATGGCTTCTTTTGGGTGAGGGTGAAAAATTCTCAACAGAACAACCTAAAAGTGAAGATAAAACTTTCGACTTATTCACTCTTAGTGAAAACCGCTTATCTGAAAAGTCACAATTACGGATTAGCGTAGGTTTCTTCGCGAAACAGCCTAGCAATGGCTTTGCGGTTAGGTTTTCTGGTGACCTGTATTTCATTGATAAGGATGCAAAAATTTCTGACGGCTCATGGCTTATAGGTATTGATGACTCAATAAGTATCAGAAAGCTTACAAAGCTTCCCGGAAATAAAATCCATGTTTCTGGTGGCGCAGTTGATTTCGAATGCACGCCAGACGACCTGGAGATAATGGGCCGTGTCGTTGGGATCTATAGCGAGATGGATCAGTGACAGTACGTAAAAACCCTGCCGGTGGATGGATATGTGAACTTTACCCCAACGGGGCTAAGGGCAAACGCATCAGGAAAAAATTCGCTTCAAAAGGTGAGGCTCTAGCTTTTGAACAATACACCGTACAAAACCCGTGGCAGGAAGAGCAGGAAGACAGGCGAACTTTAAAAGAGTTAGTTGACGCATGGTTCAGCGCTCATGGAATTACTTTAAAGGACGGCTTAAAGCGCCAATTGGCAATGCACCATGCATTTGATTGTATGGGCGAGCCTTTAGCGCGCGATTTTGATGCACAAATGTTTTCACGCTATAGAGAAAGGCGTCTTAAAGGTCAGTTTGCTCGATCCAACAGGGTTAAGGAAGTTTCACCCCGTACACTCAATCTCGAATTAGCTTATTTTCGTGCGATGTTCAACGAGCTGAATCGCCTTGGGGAATGGACCGGAGAAAACCCCTTAAAAAATATGCGCCCTTTCCGAACTACTGAAATGGAAATGGCCTGGCTGACTCATGATCAAATTTCGCTACTATTGGATGAGTGCAATCGCCATGAACATCCAGATTTAGAAAAAGTGGTCAGGATTTGCCTATCTACTGGCGCACGATGGTCTGAGGCTGAGAGCCTAAAAAAAAGCCAGATAAACAAATATAAAATAACTTATATCAATACTAAGGGTCGAAAAAATCGCACTGTTCCAATCAGCGTGGAACTCTATGAAGCGCTCCCAGATGTTAAAAGTGGCCGACTCTTTAGTGAATGCTATGGCGCTTTCCGTTCCGCGATGGAAAGAACCGGAATTGAATTGCCAGCAGGCCAGTTAACTCATGTTTTGCGCCATACCTTTGCAAGTCACTTTATGATGAACGGCGGAAATATTTTAGTTTTGCAGCGCGTGCTTGGTCACACCGACATTAAAATGACAATGCGTTACGCGCATTTTGCGCCCGAACATTTAGAGGATGCTGTAAAACTTAATCCACTGGCGGTAAGTGGCGATAAAGTGGCGATGTAAATGGCAAATATTGGCAAGGTTTTGGCAAATAGTGGCAAACTATGTCAATGATTAATAAGCTAAAGCATTGATTTACCGTTCTATCTCTAGGAACTCATAATCGCTTGGTCGCTGGTTCAAACCCAGCAGGGGCCACCAAATTTATCAATAAGTTAGCATCAACTCTGCGCCACTCCAAAATATTCGGGGATACCTCGGGGATACACCAAAATACTCACATTCTCGCTTGGCCCCTGCTTTCTATATGAATCTTGGCAGTCGATGACCGTTAAAAAAATTTAAAATCGGTCAAATTCATTGTATTCATCACTCTTGTTACTCGAACCGCCACGGAGAGAACTAAGAGGATCAAGGCCAAGCATTGAACCTGCGCGAATGAGTTGGCTAAAAGCAATATTCCTAGCAGCGAAGACTGGGTTAGTTTTCTCGCCACCATTTCCGCCCTCACCAGCAAGCCCACGGCTCGCCGTCATCGTTTTAGCTTTCTCCGTGATAGAGCTATCGGCCTCTACAATGTAATGCCAAGCATTGCAGTACAGAATCAGTAGTAAATGATGTTCAGGCTCGAACGTACCACGTTCAAAGAGAATTTTGGCATTCTTGCTCCAAACCTCTTCCGCAACCGGACTGAGTAATCCAAAGGGAGGCTGAATTTGTGATGCTCGCTTGTTAGCGATTGGAACGACATTTTTCTTACGCCCTGCCCCACTTGCTCGAATAGACATATAACCTCCAATCGATAGGTAGAACTTAAGAATTGATCATGATTAAGAGGAGAAAGCTGGGAGAAAAATTTGATCCTTAATTCGTGTGCATAAAAATACGATGAGGCGGGCAGTACAATGAATTCTAGGTCAAAAACTCTCACCCTACCCTACAACGTCAATACTCATAGCAAATCGTTCACAAACTTTATAGGTTAATTATAAATAGCTTTGTAGAAAACATGTCTAGATTTGAGAATAACTAACAAATCAAAATAATAATAACAAATAACATTTCATAATTTATCCGAGCCGTTCCTCAACTTGAACGGCTCAAGAAAACGTTACTATAAATATTAATTTATAATTTTCTTATTAGCTTCCCTTCATCTTTATTAAAGGAAACAATTGTATACTCATAACCATCTAAAGCATTCACAAGAACACTTTCGTCTTCTGATGTAGCAAAAATAATTTGCCCATTGATTTTTGTAGATTCAGCAGCATCTTTAAGCAATTCTGCGAAGCTAACCTTGTTTGCCTCTTGTTGCCTTGGCTCATCAAATATAATAATTCCAGGGTGATTTGTATTGAATGCCTGACCTAAAGAAAACAAACTAATCAAATATCCCCAAATAATTCGAATGCCATCACTTGCAGAGGTATCAAAACCGATATCATAACCTTCTCTATTAGGTAAGTAGTTATCTTCTGAGATACCAATTAACTCCGAGTCAAAACTAGTGAAGTTGTATTTCTTCAACCGTTCAACGACACCATTTTTCAAATGAAGTAATTTCTTTGCATCTTCTGCTGAAAGAATTCGCTCAGGAAATGAACGTCTTTCCGATGTCAGCTTTTTATATTTCTTATGTAGTGAATCTAATTCCAACCGAATATCCGTGATATCTCTTACCGCATCATCAATATCATTGATTGAATTTTCTAAATTTATTTTATGTCTTAAATACTCTTCTTGCATTGCTAAAGATGGGTAGTCTGTATTTTTTAATTTATTTATCTCACTTTTAAGCGTTGCAATTTTTGACTCGGTTCGTCTTTGCTCTGCTTCCTTAAACTTCAATTGACCATTACAATCCGACAATACAAAGTCAAACGCTTTTATCTGCTCTTTAATAAATACCAAACTACTTTCGTATGTCATAAGATTTTCTTGAGATGAGAAATCCAAGAGATTATCATTATATTGCCCTCCACAAGTAGGGCATTCGTTTGATAGTAATTTAGTGGACTCATACACTGATGAATCTGAGATTTTCTTTAAGTCTTCATATTTCTTCTTATCATCTAAAAGATTTTCCAGTCTCTTTTTTGTAGAAATTATCTGATAATTAATATAGCTTTTATGATCACTAATATCTTGTAAAACTTGCTCTAAAGCGTGAACCTCATCAACTTTAGAACTAATTTTTCTTTGCACTGACAATTGCAAAGCTTCATCATCAAAATTGCTCAATGCATTAGTTTCTAAGAGATTTAATTCAATAGAAAATTCCGTTCTCAATTCAACTAACGACTTTATTTTGTCACCTTCTTTGATGACAAGATCAATCTTATAATTATCAAATTTTGATTCGGGTTGTTCAGGTATTCCAGTAACTACTGCTGATACTTTTGAAGCAACTAATTCAGCATTACGCCGAATCAGTTTCCAATGATTTGATATCTCATCAATACTATTTTTTAATGCACTTCTCTTCAAAATATTTTCATTTACATTTAGAGCCATCAAAAATTCTAGCGCTCTTTTTTTAGCCTCCTTAATACCAAACTGTGTTGGTATTGTAGCCATTATCGATGCCCATCCTTTTTTCTGCTCTACATACCACGCAGGGAAAAGTACAGAGGGGTAAAGGATGGTATCTTTGCCACTATGATTGGGCACCAGAGGAAGCACCCAACCAATAAATTTAGAAAGCCACTTATAAAACCCCATATCACGGTCAGTATCTCCTTCACGATGAAGGAAATATGAGCCACTCTTCATGGAATTGTCGTCCTCATTAACTTCCTCAATGTAGACTATATTGTCACTTTCAAACCCTATTATGTTCCGCTTTAGAGAGGCGTTATTACCATCATGATTTTTTATTTTTAACAACACATATGATGATATTACTTTTACTTCTTTTCCATCAGCTGTAGTTAAAGCTCTTGTAAGTGAGGGAGGAAATGGAATTTTCGCAGCACCGACTCCTAAAGCTTTTTCCATACCTAATGCGTAGGCTATAGCGTTCATGCAAGTGGATTTACCATGAGAGTTTTCCACTCTCAGTAAAAATAAACCCTTCGAAAATGGGATGGATACGCCGTAACGTCCATCGGTAGTATTTGCAACAATTTCTAATGAAATTATCTCTAATGACATATCATCCTACCTGAAATATTTTATTAATGTTAGTTTCGGATAACTCTTTTTTATACTTTATTAGTTTAAAACGTTCATCCTTGAATACCTCAAGTGCGATAAGTTTAGCTACGCACAATTCACCCTTCTCGGAGATTTTGAACTTATCATTATCTCTTATAATAAAACCTTCATCCAATAATAATTCAATTGCCCTATCAAGAGTTGGATCCATACGAACTTCAGGCCTAATACTTTCTTTATTGAACGTCCAAACCTCATAGCTTGTACTATTATGATCGGATTTTAAAACCCAATTAACCACATGAAGTTTCTTCAAAGAGCAGCAACCAGAACGTCCAACCAGAGAAAAAACTATCAATACTAGACTACAACGCCATAATGGTCTCATGTCACAAGGCAGAAGCTCTGGTCTTTTTGTAAAAGTAAAAGGTTTATTGATAACTTCTTCAATTGTAATGTTCATATGATTATCTACCTTAAAAATCTAATGGGCAACGTATCAGCCAGTCAGAAATAACGCCCCATGTGATTTTTTCAAGATCTGCCTGTTTGAAAGTTGGAACTTCTTCTTCAATGCATCTCTTCAGCGATTCAATATGTTCAGTCATAATTCCAGATGGTTGTGCATCTGAAGGCGCAAGCATGAACGTACCAACTAAGTTATTCTCTCGTTGCTGTATGCACTTATAAACTACTTCATAGATATCAACCCAATTTGTCTTGAGCGTGTCTAATAAATTTTGATAATCGAGAAACTTTTGAATTAAAAAATTCCTGATCTGTTCTTGCCTTGAAAGTGAATCATTTATTTTTGGTAGTTTTAAATTTAACTTTTCAAGAAAAGAACTATTACTACTGATGAAATCAATTGCACCTTCAATTGTCGTATCATTGAGTTCTAAACTCAGTTGATAAGACTCTTTACGTAAAGCAAATGACTCTTGAATGTAATTCTTCTCGGTTTGAACAATAATTTGAAAATCATCACTTACATATGAAAGTCCTAAATCTCGAACTTTTAATGATTTAGTAGTGCAATACTGACTGAGCTTAGATGATTTATTGAACGGTGTGGCCAAAATCCAGCGACTGATTTTTAGGCTGCCAAAAAGTTCTTTAAGTTCTTTAACATTAGTTTTAGAGAACTTTTCAATATCGTTATAGATTTTCTTTCGTTGAGCTTTATAAAGCTTATCAATATCACTCGATTGCTCAGGTAAATAACATTGAAAAACGTGTCCTTCCAAAGTGTAGCATTCAAGACCAAAATCTCCGCCATGCGAGTCGGGTAGGTCGCAACAGTTTGCGGGTTTATAGTGAAGCCAGATAATGCTTTTGAAATATGATTCCCATGCTTTGGGGTCGCTGTGAGGGTCAGTTCGCATTTCCAAGTCCATTGAAAAAATTTTACGCCAGTATAACCCCTTGTTCTTAAGGGCGTAAATAAAACTGGCTATAAATCCGACACCTACTGGAAAAGATTTTAAAGCACTAAATGAGCTGAACTGCTCATCAAAAGCATCAATTTGGCTTACTAAAAATCCCTGGTGCAGCATAAAACTTACCCCAACTGGTTGGTCAGCGGCATTTATGGCACTTGATAGATTAACGATCAATCTCATGCTACTCATCTGTCTAAACCTAGCGGATTGCTCTCACCAATCATTTAAATCAAAGAGATTTTTCACAGCAGATTTAAGTATCAAGTCACCACATCGAATGCCTCTCATCATAGCAAGCACTGTATATAAATACAGCTTAAATTTTAATTACATAGTCTGAGAAAATTGACGAAAAGAACTCATGTCTATGATATTAAAGTTTAATTTTATGATTAACGTCCATCATACCTCCCATGGTCTTTGAAAGTTTGTGAGTTATCTCTGACAAAAGGTTGGTTCTAAGGTCAAATCTGAGATGTAAAAGCGACCAATTAAGTCTTGAAAATTTTCGACTAACCAAACAAAAGTTCACAAGCCATTTGTGCAATATGTAAGCACTAAAACCGCTTTCATTTCGTTGATTGAAGGCCGGTAGTTCTAAATTCTCTAACATTAGGAGCTATTCCAATGGTCGATTTCGCCGCTTGGAAGAACAGGATTTAGATTACATTTAAGTGGATCCGTACAGTTATTGTCAGAACTCCAAGAGGCCGCATTCGCGTCCTGAAGGTCAACCGCCAAGCCAACCACCTGCTTTGGCACCAGCTTCCACTGACTTACACGAGTGAGGATGTGGGAATCACCACCAGCGGTTAAAGTCTGCAACCCCTTTAGACGCACAACCTCTTCACGATATTCATTCAGGTAATCATCAGGCTGATACCAAGGCCGCACCACCAGCCCATCACGATGCACAAACGGGCCACCTTGCGCTTTGATGTAGCCCGCCCAATCGCCTGCATCAGCCGCATCATGTGCCTTAGCAAATTCAGGGCTTATACGTTGAGCGGCGGCGCTATCAGCCATTCGCCGTAGCTCACGATAAACAGTAACCGGCGCACCACCGATGAACTGAAACTGCCGGATATGCCAAAGCGAAGCCCATGCCGAAACCGCTGATGCTGTGCCCTTCAACGGTTTCCCGCTTTCATCGTCCAGCTCTTCATCAAGCGCATAGCCATCAATGTTTTTGGCGATGTATTTAGCGATGTAGCCCGTTGCACTTCCTTTGTTGGGATCGATGTTCTCAGCATGAAAGCGAGCCTTGCGAGCTTTGTCCGTTACTAACTCCTCGGCGTGCTCCTGATATGCGTATTCACGCATGATCATGCGCAAGCGTTCTACATCAGTTGGCAGCATGAACAGCAGCAAGTGCCAATGCGGCGTTGCATCGTGATGAGGTTCAGCAACGCGAATGCCGAAAACACGGATTTTTTCGCGCTGTAGTTTGGCGCGAATCTTCTGCCAAAGCTTGCAGAGATAAAGCTGGGTTTCAGTGGGGCTAGACCCGATCCATTTGGGATTAAAATGCCCAGTGTTGATGGTTGCGTGGTAACAAGAAGGGGCCGTTAGTGTGCAGAACAGGCCAACATAGCCCATCTCATTACTGATATTTTCAAAGCCACGGATTCGCGTCATTAGTTCGCAACGACGAATAGCTGGATTAGCAACACTGCTTTCGTAAGCATCAATCAGATTGATGCGGTTGCCCTCCTCGTCTTCTAGCTCCATGCGTTCAAGGTAATCGCGCTCACGCCGTTTTTTTTCATACCAATCAGACACTGCCATGCTGCTGGCGTAGGCATTGTGTTTTTTGCTAACGGTGCCAAGTGCGATTTGCAAATGTTCTTGCCATGATTCCGCGATGTGCCGTAATCGCCCACTCCACCATTTAGGTGAGAGCATGTGTAGGATTGCGGATTCGACTTCACTGGGTTCGAAGCGTTTTTGAGTGACCAGATCCCACTTGCAAGGGACCTGTTTTAACTCCCGTGTGATAGCCGCCACCGCCATGTAGTTATGATGTAACTGGTGATATTCCGAGCAAGCTAAGCGACTGCCTAGCCCCATCACCTCATTCACATAACATGCGATGTCATTAGCTAGCCGTTCAATGTCCGCACGGCTCATCTCATGAAGGCGATTAATACGACGCTTCAGATCTACCAGTCGACCAAGCAAATGTGCAGCAGCCGTTGCACTCTGAGCGATGGTAAAACACTGCATGCGAACTGCTTCGCTGACGTCATCTAAGCGATAACTCACGTTCACGCTTTCTATACGCGGCAACAGACTTTTTTTGACGTTATCGATCAAGTAAGCAGCAGCGCTGGCAATACCGTTCGCGCTTTCTCGCGCAGAGAGACGGCGTTCGATCTCAGTGCGAACGAATTTTGGAAGCTTGCCAAGAACCTCACGCTTCTGAGATGAGAACGTATTTCGTGCCACAGCATCTAGAACGAACTGATGGTTACGGCGATAGATCTCAACATACGTTGGATATGGGCTGGCGATTGCCTTTCGCGGATAATTCCATGGGTATGCATACGTCTCATGGCACACGCTCCCAACCCCATTATATGGGGTGCTCGTATGTACCAGGTTATCGACGTTCAAGCCATCATGATTCGGCTTGATATATACATTGCGCATTGCAGTGATCCTATTTTTGGGCAAAGGGAAACCCGGCGGGTTCACGCCATAATTTTGTTAAATCGGTTACTCGTTAATGAATCGGTCTGCCGTCGAGAAGTACGGAGGCATCGCTTTGCCCATCTGCGACAACTCGTTCATTGCCTGAATCAGCAGCCATCGCTGTTGCTCGCTGAAACGCTCAAACGGCAAGCCAATGTCAGAGATTTTAAAGGTGCCACGAGCTATCAGATTTGCTTGGCTAATCACTGATAACTGACAATGAGCATCAAGACTGTCGTAATAACGCATTGAGTGGTTTTTGTTGCGAATGGTCTGATCACGGTAAGTTCTCTGAAACTCAGCATGATTCATCGCCGTTGCACCCAACAAGTGACCGTGAACCGGACTGCCCCACGGATCAGGCTGTAGCTTGTGATGTTTGCTAGCAGAATGATTGCGCATACATTCTCCTCACCTGAATTCACTGGGTTGATCTGATTGTTAGAGCCGTTAGAAGGGCTGGCGAACAGAGTCCAGGAAGGCATCAAGATCGGACTGGCGGTAGATGGTTTTTTTCTTGCCGACTTTGTAGAAGGGAATTTTGACGCGGCCCGAACTGTGCCAGTTGGCAAGGGTGCGGGTGGCGACGCCGATATACTCAGCGGCCTCTGGGCGGGTGAACTTGCGTTCGTTGAGAATGGAGTTGTTCATGAATGCACCTTGATGATCATTAATTAACGCAATGTCACTATGGTGCATCTGAAATAATCTAAAAAGGGGTGAAAGTGTACTTTCACCCCTGATTTCTTCTTGGAAAAACTAATTTGAAATCCTTGCTTGGGCCTTTCCCTGCCACATTTTTATCTGGACCCAATTCGTGTAGAGCAATCCAATCTTTCAAAGCCGATTTACTTACAGATGGTCCAAACTCATCCTTTAACTTTTTAATCATTTGCCTCTTAGAGGCATGCTTATTTTTATCCCAAGTTGCTATCATTATATCTAAGATCTCAGGGTAAAGTTTATGTTTGGGACCACTTGCATTTTTCCTTCGCTTATCACTATCTTCAGCCTTGTAATTTTCATCCATAAATTCAATAAAATGTGACTGAAGGAGATTTAACTTCAACTCAATCAAAGATAGCTTTTCCGCCATTAGTTCATAACCTAATAGTGCAAAGCAGTGACTAGCATGTGATAACGTTTTTACGTCTTCGGATGGAGTCTGAGAATATTTAAGCTTGTCCGAAAATGTCGCAAGCATGTCGACCAACTCTTTTACTCCCTCCTCATTCAAATTAGGACCAGCAATACTAAAAACCTTCCGCATTTTTCTTTTCTTAATTTCAGCATTTAAAGCATCAAAGTAATTCTTAAAACGCGGATCTACCTCATTTTCTTCTTGCACCTTTAGCTTCCTCATTTGGATTCAGAATTGAAAACAGAAGCTCTCGTTTCATGTCATCACTCATGGAACCGAAAGCCGCTGATAGCTGAGCATCCAGCCCACCAGCCTTCTCAACCAGCCCCGCATGCTCCAAAATCGTCTGCTCGATCTTCTTCGCTGGCTCTTGCAGTTCATCAGCGGAGAAATGCAGATAACCCTGCGTTACATCAGCGCTACGCAATGTGCGGTGGTTCATTAGCCGCTTGAGTATGTATGAACCAACCCCGGTTAACTCAGCAACGCTACCAAAGGTGCGGCGGGCATCATGACAGGTGAATTCGATGGGATGTTCGGTGCCATCTTTCCCCGTTTCAGCCGTGATCAGGTTGATGATGCGGCGTGGCTCTTGAATCATCCCGCCCTTGGCTCCTGCGAATACATAGCGCTCATTGCCTTTGCGCTGCTTCTTGCGGCGGTCAAAAATTTGGTAGAGCGTATTGGTTATTGGTAGCTCAAGCGGATCACCGTTCTTAGTCTCATCGATCCAGAAATAGCGACCGCTTAGATTGACGCGCGACCACTCCAAACCGAAGACTTCTGAACGACGTAAGCCTGTAAACAGAGCCACATCCAGCGCATCGCATACCGCAACAGCAAAAACGTCTTTGATAGAAAGCGAATACTGTCGAACTACATCGACGGAGGAGAGCCAGCGGGCAAGCTCGTTGTTACGAATGCGGCTAGTGCGGCGATGGGTGCCATGCCATTTGCGTTTGCTGCTAAATACCATTGTGGGCGGATCAGGCAGTAAGCATTTGCCCTCAGCATCGCGGTAGTGATCGTGTGAATAGCGATAAACAGCGCGCAGCGCTCGCGCCCATAAATCAGCTTGGGCTTTGCTTCCGCTTGCTACGCGAGAACGACTTGGTGTGTCTCCAAACCAAACACTCCCTTCTGTTATCGCTTTATGGCGGGTTTCAACTCGAGTCCTGTCGATTGAAGCCAACGGCTTACCGAACCAGTCCTTTGAGAAGTTTTGGAGAATGGATTTGTACTGCTTCGCCGTGGTGGCTTTCAGCCGATCACCACGAGATTTGATGTATTGATCGAATGCCTCAGAAAGCGTTACAACCGCTCTTGCGCTTTCTCGCCGCCCTTCGTTTGGATTCTTGCGCGTAGAGGCAACTTCACCGATGGCATGTGATGCTAGGTCACGGGCTTGATCAACAGTTAGGTCGGGAAACTTACCAAGGGTTACTCGGAAGAACTTACCGTCACGTTTTCGGGTAACGCAGAAGCTTTTAGCACCCGCAGCCGTAACACGCAGACGAAGGCCATTAACAACGCTATCGGCATACTCTTCGCGCTTGCCTTCTGGAGCAGGCAATAATTGCCCGATTGCGGCTTTGGTAAATCTAAAAGTTTTCACGTCGTTACCTGAAAAATTGCTCTGTGGGGATACTCTGGGGATTCCGGGATACCCCGGGGATTCCGTAAATAGGTCATTTTGGGTAAGTATAGTGATATACCAACACCCGTCAAACTCCCGCCATTACTGACTTCTCCATAAACGTGACACATAGGTAATTATTGGATCTGAAACTCATAATCGCTTGGTCGCTGGTTCAAACCCAGCAGGGACCACCAGATTTAGTGATGAAAATCATTCAGTTAAGCCACCTCGCAAGGGTGGCTTTTTCGTTTTTAGAATTCGTCATTGGTCGTAAAATACCAGATATAGATCTTCTCAAACGGCCGAGACGGCAGAAGGATTCGCCGCCAGTTTGCGATGAAGGGCGGAGCACAATCCTATGAGAAATTCATAAAAGAACAGGCTCAAGATAAGCCCTGGTTGGGAGATAAAGCAGATAAGCGGCGAACCATAATGGCTTTTGCCTGCGAGGCAATGGGAAACCCACTCGCAACCGATTTTAACGCAAAAATTTTTGCTTCTTATCGTGAGCAGCGATTACGCGGCAAAATTACCTGCTCCAACCGAGTGAAGACGGTTACGCCGCGCACAGTAAATTGAGAACTGGCGTATTTCAGAGCAATTTTTAACGAGTTGCGCCGGTTAGATGAATGGACCACGCCAAATCCGCTTGAGAACGTACGAGTGTTTAAGATTAGTGAATCAGAGATGGCGTATCTCACTATTGAGGAAATTAGAACCCTCCTCGCCGAATGTGAGAACAGCCGATCTAAAGATCTGACGACCATTGTGAAAATCTGCCTGGCAACTGGCGCACGATGGAGTGAAGCTGAAGGCTTGAAGGGGAACCAAATCCGCGCCGGTCAGATCATCTACGTTAAAACTAAAGGCAAGAAAAACCGAGCGGTGCCGATAACTGAAAAATTACAGGCTGAACTGCCATCGAGCAGGAAAGCGCAGTTGCTCTTTAAACCATGCTATTCAGCCTTTAGAAAGGCTATGCAACGCGCCGGCATCGAGACACCTGCTGGGCAGCTGACGCATGTTTTACGACACACCTTCGCGTCTCATTTCATGATGAACGTCTCGTACTTCAGCGGATATTGGGGCATACAGATATTAAGGTGACGATGCGATATGCGCACTTGGCACCGGATCATTTGTCTGAGGCCTTGAGGCTTAATCCCTTGAGTATAATGGACTAAAGAAGATGTTAATGGACAACAAAAAATATCAATACAACTTGTACGAAATTCTTTGCCTAATGACATATGGTGAAGCATTTGAAGCTTATCGTGTTGATGACTACGACAAAGAGATTACTGAATGGGCTGAGAGGGAAATCATAGCAGGAAATGATTCAGAAACCGTTTTAATTCTCGCCTCTCTAAACTTAGATAAAAAACCTGATCAGTATGAGGTAAAATATTACCTTTCAGCTTATATGCGCCAAGAAAGTATTTTCATGCCGAATCTTAGCGAAAGCTCTGTTGTATGGTTAAGAATTAAAACTTGGTTTTTACTCCATGTTGAATCTGTCGCCGAAATCGGACTCAGATTACACCAAATTCCTGCGTTCCCACTGAGTTCTAATTCTCTTTTATCTAGCAAAATCACTTGGCAATACTATCATTTATACGAAGAATTGTTTGAAGACTGGGGACCAGATTATCCTGCAAAAGCGTCTAAAATGAGCGAGCCAGAAATAATTAACTACATAAAGGACAGATTAAAACCGTTTTATCGAATCCTTACCAATAAAGATTGGGTTGACTTATTATCTGGAAACTATCGCAATTCTCCTAAGGTACGTAAACAGGAAATAAATTGATGGGCGTTGAATTTCATATAACAAGAGCAGAGTTTTGGGCTGAAAACCATGATAATCAAATCAGTTCTGATGAATGGTTAAATATCATAAATAACGATCCCGAACTTAGTCTTTCCCCAAGAAATGGAGAGTTTAACGCCATATGGAATGGGGATGGTTCGGACAGAGAAGACTGGCTTGATTGGTCTAAAGGTAACATTTATACCAAATGGCCACCAACTCCTCTCTATCGGAAAATGCTCCAAATTTCTCAGGAGCTGAACGCGAAGGTGATGGATGATGATGGCACGTTATACGAGACTCCAAACGCTTGGCAATTCGATCCAGAAAACAGGGAAACCACGGCTTCTGCTAACTCTCAAAATGGCAGCAAAGTGGCAGCAGAGCGCAACGCTATTCAACGCTTTCTGTTGCTATTCGGTCTAAAGAAAAGATAAAGATCAGTAAGTTACTGATTTCACTCACTTCAAATTGGGACTCATAATCACTTGCTCACTGACTTAAGTCTAACGAAAATGAAGCTTGTAAGGTTAGCCAAAATTTCAAAATGACTTGCTGGGGTAACATTCAATTTTTTTCGATTACATCGATAAACAGGTTGCAGCAAAATACGATATTACTGTGAGGAATTTAAAATGATAGATATAAACCCTGTATTTAGAATTAAACCCACTTACTATATCTTACATAAAGATAAGCAACGATACTGACCCAGGCAAAGAAAAACCCCATAGGATAAAATGGAACAAATCACACAATAAAATAAGCGCCAACAGCACTGGCTATAATCGGTACAAGATAGAAAAATGATTGCATTAACCATACAGTAAAAAGCTTCATTTACTCACAACTCCATCAAAGCCTCTACTATTTAATCAAACTCGTAATGGCCACATTAAAAACTTCACAATATCGAAATTTGGTTTTTTTTCATTTACCACACATATAATTAACTCAACATTTCACCCACAAATTTATCCCTTCGGCTCAATTCCCCTTGCCTTTAATGCCTCCCTCGCCAGATTCTTTAACCAGCTTGCCAGACTAATTCCTTCTTCAGTTGCAACCGCATCGAGCTGTTTTTTCAAGGCGGGATCAATGCGCATTTTAAATTGTGGGGACTTGCCTCCACCTTTTGGTTTTTTTTCACGCATTATTATTGACATGTGGCTACCTACTCCTTCAATTTAGCCTTATAAAAGACCACACTAACACGAGGCCTTTTATGAGAGCAACGCCCCGGCAGTGATGCAACACATACCGGAGCGTTTAACCACAACGTTCAGTGTTAAGGAACAACGCTATGGCTAATACCGATAGTAACACAACCGCCCATCATCAAATCGTGGACATTCAGCCAGTTATCGAATCTGCGATCTCAAACCTCTTGAAAACGCCGCTCGGCACCACGCACGATCTCTTTCAGGTGCTGGATACGTGCGTGCGCTATGTCGATGCCCTGGTGGAATGTAACGAGCTCGCAGCTCGCATGGCGCTATGCGGTCGCCTGCTTGCTGCACTGGAAGTCCTGAGGGTTCTGTTGGACCAGCCACTGCCAGAACACCTGATTGAGCGCCTCACAGTGGATAAAGTTGAGCATAAAGCCTGTCGAAGCGGCGGTTCGATTGATTCAGAAGAGATGCGGCAATATTGCAGCGCGTTAACGTTAGTATTGCTGAATCAGCAGGCCCCGGCAGACTTGCAAAAACATATCACGGGCTTGTTATTCCAGATGGTTAACATCATGGCTGATGACTTAACCGCGCCGCGCTTTTTGCGAACAGAGTCGGGGCTGGTGATGATAGAGAGCAAATTTACACATATCGTTCACTGATTTTGGCCCCTTCCCTTCTTCCGCAGGGAAGAAGGGAATTCTCATGCAAAATTTAAAATATCACTGTTGACTCACTCTCAGTGCCAAAATGCTTTATAACCCTGAGTTTTCTTCTGCCGAAAATACCGCCACAATTCATCTCCATTCACTGGACATATATTTTGTCGTGCTGACACTCCTGAAATCTTTTCATTCCCGTACAGTTATTGCCATTGTCCCCCAAGGGCCCGCGCCCTACCCGCCGTACAGTTATTAACAGAACTCCAAGGGCCCGCGCCCTACCCGCCGTACAGTTATTAACAGAACTCCCAGAGGCCGCTGTCGCGCCCTTAAACATCAACGGCGCGCGGGCCTTCAGCCTCATCTCTCAGCGATCCTATCCAGGCCGCAGCCATAAAAAAACCCGCTTTCGCGGGTTGGGCTTACAGCAGCTGCGGTGAGGGGTTATTGCTGCCTTTTGCCATCATCGGCACCGTATTGATCTGCGCCGGTTCGACGATAATCCCGGACACGCTCTCCAGGGTTTTAAAGGTACAACTGCAGTTAATGTTCTGGCACTGGTGATAACGTTCTTTCGTCTCTTTCGAAACGTAGCGACTGCTTTTCGTATGGGCGGCGGTCTGACATTTTGGGCAATGCATCATGGTGGTTCTCCTCTCTGGCATACAACAACATTAGCCAAAGACTAAACAAAAAGCAACTTAAATTAGACTTAATCTAACCAGCCTGTTTTTCCACTAAGACGTAATCCACGTTTTCAACCATCAGCTCCAGGTTCAACAAGGTGGTAAATCCACTTTTATCGATGGTATGCACGATATTGGTAATCAGCCATTTTTGATTATCGATGACCGATTTAAAACCCTGGGCTTTGACCGGCGTTTCAGGAATCAGCTTTGCAGCGCCCAGTGCCAGTAGGATCTTCAACGTAGCCCGGTTACGTTGCAGATCCTGCCACTTCGCTTTAGCCGCCTCCTCTGCTTCCTCCTGGCTACTGAAGTGCGTATTCAGTAAGAACAGCTTCTTATTGCTGCCAAAAACATAGGTTTTTCCCGGGTCTTGTTGCCCGATTGTGGGGATATTTTTGGCCGCCGGATGGACAGGGTTCACCGCCGGTGTTGCTGGCGGTATCGTGTTGACGGTTATCCCTTTCTGCTGCGCCTTTTTCTGATCGTACCATTTTGCTTCAACGCCACTGTAATCGTCGCGCTTAAACAATTTGTACTCATACTTATCGCCATCCTGTCGGTTCAGATTCAGGAGTGGAATCGGCTTTCCGCTCACGGTCACGCCCTGCCCGGGGGGAAAGAACAGTAGCGTCTTATCTTTTATTGCCGCCACCGCGCCAACCAGCATAGCCAGCCGGGTAATGAACGTGCCGTCCGTTTCCTGCGTCTGATCGATATGCTTAATCTTTTTTTTGGCTATCTCCGGCCGCACGTCGGAGGTAAGTCCGTTACGTTTCGCGATTTTGTCCACAACCTCGCCAACCGTCATGTCTGGATACGAATCAGTGATTTTAACATCGAGCGAACCGCTAAAATCGGCGCTTCGGGCGACAACCGTTATCGTGTCCGGCGCGCCCTGGTAGGTGACCTGATCAATGATGTAGGAGCCTTTATCTGCAAGCGGCTGCCCCTTCCAGCCTATCTCTAAGACCACTTTCGCGCCAAAGGGCGGCATGACCAACTGGCCGTCACTGTCGTCGAGCACCAGGTCCAGCTGATCGACCTCCAGGCCGCGGTTATCCGTTAACTTCAGAGAAATCAGCCGTGGGCGAATATCTTCCGTTTTATCCTTCGTCTCAATTTTGATAGTAAAGTCCGGCGTAGGCGCAACGCGCAGGGGCACCGGAATCGGGACGATATCGCTCATCTCAGCGCCCTCCATTCAGCGCAGAAGTGGCGCTGTTGATGACAGAGCCGACCCGTTGCGCTGCGTCACTGGCCCGGTTTTGCAGTTCTTCCGCCTGCCTTTTTAAGTCCCCGAACATACTGGTTAGTGAATCGTCTACCCGCATCAGGTTCAGGGTAAAGCCTATCTTGCGCGCGCTGCCGTCGCTGTAGAACTCCGTATGCGTCGCCGAGAAATCCGTCACAACAAACATGCCGTAAATAATGCCATTGCCGCCAATCAGCGGCCACGCCAGCCCTTCATCGGCCATAGTCTTCAGCGCCAGCAGTGTGACATTGCCGCCGGTGATTTCAGGCCGGAGTTCGCCAGACAGCTTGATTTTATCGTCGCCGCCGCCCAAAAACTGGGTCGACTCACGACGCCCCACGCGGCTGTTTTTCGCCCAGCGATAGGTAATGTCATGCTGCAAATTGTCGAAGGGAAGGGTTTGCCGTACAAACGGCATCATGCCTAATATCATCATCATGGTTAATTAATCCAGACTAAACATGGAGTTATAGCTATGGTCAGACGTGGACCATGGCGATGCAGTGGAATACTGCGCAACGGCCTGTCCAATCGCCTGAGGCTCACCTGTCGCATAGATATTGTTGGTGACCGTGTGCTGACGGTTATCCACGTTTGAATTGTTAACCGAGGGCAAAGGCTGATTGAGCGTGCTGTTCAGGCTGGCGCGCGATGCGGCCGGACGGGTATCCGCGTTATCCTCATCCTCTTCATCCTGCTCACGCATTTTGGGCGGAGGCAGCTTGTCTTTCACCTTGTCAGATTTCTCATCGATGATGCCAAGCTTGCCCAGCACCCAGTCAATGCCGCCTCGCAGCTGATTCAGGGCTTCACCGGGTAATTTGAGTGCCGTCGCCAGCATATTGCCGAAGCGCTGTCCCATCTCACCTGCCGAGGCCAGTTCCTGCTGAGAAAACTTCACGGGTTCCAGCAGCTTTGAGAACCAGGCCCCCAGCTCGGACACTTTATTGCTGAACCACTCAAATACTGGCTTCAGCGGCGCGAACGCGTCGCTTATCGGCCCCATCGCCGCACTGAAGCCCTGAGCGATGCCGCTGATAAAGGCGCTAATCGGTTCCCAGTACTGATAAACCAGCATGGCCCCCGCCGCGATAGCGGCACCAAGCACCACCACCGGCAGCGTGATCGCTCCCAGCGTGGCCGTAATGGCGCCGCCGATGATGGCAAATGCACCGCCCAGCAGCTCCACGCCCGCCATGATGGTGCTCAGCCCGCTAATGACCGGCCAGGCAATGTTCCCGACGCTGGCCAGGGAATCCACCAAGGTCAGCCCACCGGCCGCCAGCGTCAGCAGGCTGTCAGAAAGTTGAGGATTGAGATTCATGACGCCGGTCAGAACAGACTGAACGGATAAGCCGTCCTGACTGATAGCTTGCAAGTTAGTATCCACAGAGGCATCTGCTGCAGGCGGCTGGGCAGCGGGCGCCTGAGACAGCTGATCCAGCCGGCCACTGGCCGCGCCCTTCATCAATGCTGCGGCAGGTGCGGCGCCCTGTTCACCAAATATTGCCTGCAGATAAGTGGCCTGCTGGGCAGCGTCGAGCTTGTTTTTCTCAAACGCCGCCTGCACCTGGCTGAGCACCGCGAAAATGGGCTGACTGTTGCCCTGGTCGTCAGCAGTTTGCACATTCAACGCTTTAAGCGCGCTGTCTGCGCTGGCATCAGGCGCCTGAACGTGCGTTAACATCGCACTGGCGCCGGCGCCTGCCTGGCTGCCCGTTATACCGTTTTCCGCCAGCACGCCCATCATGGCCGCGGTCTGGCCAACGCTTACACCGGCGTCCTTCGCGGCTGGCCCTACGGCGACCATCGCCGTCTTAAGTGCGGCAAAATCGGGTGTTTTATTGGCAAAGGTCGATGAGAGCACGTCGCCTAACTGACCAACCTGGTCATCTGCAATGCCGAACGCGTTTTTAATATTGAGCACCAAAGACGCGCTTTCTTGCATGCTACGTTGCGTCGCGTTTGCAAGGTTAGCTACTGCCGGTGCTGCAGCTTTTGCCTCACCCGATGAGCCACCCGATTGCGTAATCGCCGCGCGGGCTTGCACAACCTCATTTGCAGGTGACAGATAATCGATAACTTTGCGACCCTTCTCGACAAAGTCTTTGGCTTTCGAACTGGCGCTTTGTACGTTATCTGCCAGCGCCATGCCCGCACGGTAACGTTCACGGGTGCGGTTGAGTTTGTCCTGACGCTGATTTAGCAGATTCATGGACTCACCCTGCGCATTGAGGGTGGATGTCGTGCGCTCTGTTTGTTGATTTAGCTTCTGGCGCTCGCTGCTCAACCGGCGCGTGGAAATTCCCGCCTCGTTCAGGGACTGGCGCTGATCCTGTACTGACTGACGCAGTTGAAGGTTTTTTTGCTGCAGCGCGTTAGCCGACTGACGCAGCTTATCCAGCGCCTGGGTTTGTTCCGCGGTAGGGTTTTGAGTGTTTTTAAGTTGAATGGCAAGTGCCGCTGCTTCTGCCCGGGTATTTTTAAGATTTTGTTGGGTCAGCGTCAGTTCTTTGCGGGTTTCACGGAACCCTTCAATCTGCGCGGATTTGGCGTTGAGCTCGTCCAGGCGATCCTGCGTTTCCTGGATATCCGCAGACAGCTTTTCGGTTTCTTTACGTACGGCATTGAACGGGCGCGTAGCCCGATCAACCGCTTCCAGCAGCACTTGCAGCTTGAGCGTGTTACTCATCTGAGGTTACTCCACTGCGGATCATCACTCTATGCCGCCAGTCGAGTAACTCTTCCAGCGACATGGGATACATTTCTGAGGGTGGCCAGTGAAAAACGCTGGCAATATCGGCCATCAGGTCATTGACCGTCAGATCGCGGGGCCAGCTTACGCGGCCGATTTCGCTGACAAAAAACCAATCACCTTGCCGCCCAGGGCAATCAGGTCAACTGGGTCCAGTGCGTTGCACTCTGCTTTGGTCAGCGATGGCATGGTGATGCGGGGCAGCACCATCAACAGGGCATCCACATCGGACGAGGCCAGATCAGCCAGCCGCACACCGCGCAGCGCGCCGGCGGTCGGTTTCACCAGCTCAACCTGAGCGATCACCACATCGCCACGTGAAATCGGGCTTTCCAGCACCACCAGGTTTTCTTTCAGTTCTGGCTTATCAAGCTGTTCCATTTTTTCTCCATCCCAATCAAGAGGGGCCAGCGCAGGACGCGCCGGCCGTTGTTATTACACCAGGCCGAGGTTTTTACGGCGCTGTTCCAGACGATCGACGCCGTTGACCTTCTCCACCATGTTGACGGTGTCGATTTCAATCAGCTCTTTGCCATTCCAGGTCAGTTTGAAATAGGTGTTTTTACTGGTGATTTTGGTTTCGGTGTTTTCGCCCTGTTTGGCTTCACCGAAGTCAAAGGACTGGTGCTTACCGCGTACTTCGATTTCCACGGCGATTTCTTCGCCGGTGTCATCACGCTGATAAGAACCGGTGAAACGCAACGGTACGTTCGCCATCGCGCCCCACTGGCTTAATACCAGCTCATCCATCCCGCCCAGCGTCCACTCCATATCGAGTGCCGCATCGTCCAGGCCGTTATCAATGAATGCCGCACCGTTCATACCGCCAGCGCGGTAGGTATCCAGCTTGCGAGACAGCTTCGGCAGCGTAACTGCGGTGACGATGCCCTGATAGCTGTTTGAATCGTTGAAGAGGTTCAACCCCTTGAGTTTACGTGGCAGTGCCATTTATCCGGCTCCTTAGCTGTTTACGGATGCGGCGAAGTTCGCCAGATAGGTATCGGTGATGCGCTGACGCAGGGTCAGATCTTCCAGCGGCGGCACCGGCGTGTAGTCGTAATCGATAAACAGTTTGCCCGCCTTCAGGCTCTCTTTATCGTTGGCGCTTTCGTCGTACCAGCAGTTGGCGCCCAGCAGATAACCGGCGCTGACCAGCTCACGGAACTTGGCATTGATACCGGCGATGATTTCGCGTACCAGTACTGGCGTCAGCGGTTTGTCGTTGGCCCACATGTGCGCTTCCGCCATGGTATCGGCCAGAACCTGTGCTGAACGGGTGTAGTTTTCAAAGGCAAAAAGTGGATCGTCACTGCAGGTGCGGTTGCCCCAGAAACGGAAACCGTCCTTGCGAATCAGCGTGGTAACACATTTTTCGTTCAGCAGATCGGCATCGGTGCCGGTCTGTTGCAGATCCCAGAAAACATCTGCAGAGATACCCGTCACGCCATTGACGCCCACGTTAGACAGGGTTTTATGCCAGCCGGTGTCGTTGTCAATTTTGGCGCGCAGGCCCAACGCACGTGCGGTGGCATAAGCCATTTCAGATTTATTGGTTGCCGTGTTCCAGGCAATAAAATCTGGCCAGATCACCATCAGCTCGCGCTGGCTGAAGTTTTCGCGGTACTTCATGGCGTCAGAAATGGTTTTGCTGTTCCAGGCAGAGACGTAGGCAAAGCCACGCAGCTGCTGGGCAATGCTGGCCAGCGCTGTCGCCACTTCCAGCGAATCCAGACCCGGCACGCCAAGAATGCGCGGTTTAACACCCAGCTGCGTTTGCGCGCTGAGCAGCGCCTTCATGCCGGTGTATTTACCGTTCGCATCCGTCGAGCCAATCAGGTTAGAGGTGGTTTCAGCCTGGCTCGCGCCTTCTGCAACGCGAACCACGACGGTTACCGGCTTCGCCTGGTCAGCAATCGCCTGCAGCGCGGCCGCTAAGGTGCCTTTGGTACCGGCTTTACCGATAGCTGCCTGCACGTTGGTCAGCAGAACAGGTGTGTTAAGAGGAAATGCCGTTGCATCAGCATCTTCTGCGGTGCAGATCATGCCAACAATGGCGGTTGAAACTGTTGAAATGGTGCGTGTACCGTCATTGACTTCGACGACGCGGACACCGTGATGAAAATCAGACATCTGTAGCACTCCGTGTTGTGGGTGTGCTCAGAGTGTCAGGTCAGTAAAAAGGATGCATGCGATTGCGGTTTGCTGATCGTTCAGTAAGAAGAACCGCGTAAATGGTGCTGTTTTGGCGCTGGAATATAACGATAAATGGTTTTGGTTGAAACATCTAATACGAGTGCAACCTGATGAAGCGTGGCGCCATTCGCCATCATGCGTTCCGCTCTGGCAACGACTTCCGGTGTCATAATGCGCCGGCGGCCACCAATGCGTCCTTTCTCACGCGCAGCGGTCAGGCCGGCACGCGTTCGCTCGACAATCAATTCGCGCTCCATCTCCGCCAGTGCGCCCATCACATGAAAGAAAAAACGGCCCATCGGTGTGCTGGTATCGATGCTGTCCGTGAGGCTACGAAAGTTTACCCCGCGTTCGCGCAGCTCTTCGGTGAGCATGACCAGGTGACGCATGCTGCGGCCCAGTCGATCGAGCTTCCATACCACCAAAGTATCGCCCTCTTTTAACGTCCGCAGCGCCCGCTTTAAACCAGGCCGTTCACTGGTCTTACCGCTGATTTTATCCTCAAAAATCTGTTCACAATTTGCGCTCTGCAGCGCATTCCGTTGCAAATCGGTGTTTTGGTCATTTGTTGACACCCTGACATAGCCAATCAGCATCGTTTTTTCTCCGGTAAAAGGTGAGGAGTTTGCCATTGTGCAGGTGAGGCGGGCTAGGGGTTTGTTTCATCAAAACCTCGGTTTGGGAGAAGGCTCTGCTTTGCCGGTTGGGGTGCCTGTTCCATGGCCGTCTGAAATACCACCATCAGGCTGGTTAACCTGTAATGGTGACGCTTTTAGTGCAACTGATTTCCCGCTCCTGGCGAAAGCTTATCCATCGCTTAGATTACCGGATTTGCGTGGGGAGTTTATTCGTGGTTGGGATGCTGGGCGTGGTGTCGATATCAGCAGAGGAATTTTAACATCGCAGCAGTCAACGACCCTAAGAACCGCGATGCTTGATTACTATAACCAAGACGCAACGGGGGCGAATGGTGTAGTCGGTTTAGGATTCAAAAATGAAGATTCATTATTTGATATGCAGCAATATGATTTCAAAATGCCAGATGGAACTAATCCAAATAATTATGAAGGCGCGATCTCAGACAATGGTATGAATGCAACCATTATTACCAGTATAAAATCTGGAATATCGAAAGGTATAAGTTTCAGACCACGTAACTTAGCATTCAATTATATAGTGAGGGCTAAGTAATGTCTTATGCAGCCTGTTTCAGCATTCTGGGTGAGACAGCACAGGCTGTATGAGTAACTGGTGGAAATATTAAACCATAATGTAAGATATCTGGGGGCATTGAATAGATGTTTTGAAAATCGTCAATGGCACTATCTCGAACTGAAAGATTGTACTTTTGTTTTGTGACATTAACGATCATGGTAAAGAGAAATTATTAGCTTGGATGGCATATGCGAATTCAGTAGCCGTCGAAGTACCGACGGCTACTAGCATATACCATCTTTTGATGCTTAGATTGATGTCGAAAGAATTGCTAGGGTAAATAAATTTAATGCCTCTGGCATTTATTTAGGGCTGATTTTAATCGCCCCATCCTATGAAATAACAAGGTCAATCTTTTTACAGGGAAAGCCCTAACCAGTTTCTATTTTGAAAAAGATATATTATTTATTGATATAAGGTAGCCAAGTTTTCGAGTCGGGGAAACCCCCTTGGAAAATATAAATTTATAATGGAGAGAGATTCTTGTATATGTGGAGTCTCAATGATTTAAAAAGAGAATCGATCGCTATATTTACCTCTCCAGATAATGAAGGGACGATTCTAAATAAAGTGATTTAACAGATAGCGACCTTCGCTATCTGTCATTCCAAAGAAAAACTGAAATTATTCTGGTTTTTGCGGCCATAACACTTCAGGTGCTGTCGATACATCGACGGCTCTAACTGAAGCTTTATACATCATCCATGCTGAAAGTCTTTCCTTGTCACTATCGCTTATATCCCCAAGTAAAAGTTCAATCTTCCAGTCCGATATTATTTTATCAATGCCATTCAAAATCTCTTCTCGATATTTCTCTGCACTTATTTTATCGGCCTCACGTTTAAGCAATATATCCTCAACCCACTTCTCACCATCCCATTTACAGAAGTCTGAAGCTGGAACTATTGAAGTGGTATTGGTCGGATAATCACCCAATTTAGTTATAATAAATGGCTTTGCTGTTTCAATGTCATAAACAGTTTCACCACGATGATCGTTGATATACTCCCACGCAGAAAGGTCTTTAGTTCTACAAACCACCATGCCCTCTTTTTTCTCTAAAGGAGCATCGATACACGAATTAGCAGGAAGGCCTACTCCTTTAGCAAGAATTTCAGTGATGGTTGAAAGGTATTCACGTGAAACACCATCATAATTACAAACGCTAATTTCCCCAGCGTTAATAGCGACGAAATCTTTATCTAACTGAGCTTTTAACATTACGCAGCCCTCAAAATATAATTGAATGCAATATTGCGTGGTCTGGTTTCATTGCCACCAGTTTTCTCCATGAAAATGTACGTCCAGGCCCGTAAACCACTTACATTATTTGCCTCAGCGTTTTCGTTATTTTCATCCGTGTACGCGATTATCCGGTCCGTAGGTGTACCATATTCGTTTACAAATCTGTGGTTATGGGACTTAAACATATCTTCTTGGGATGAAAGCAAGTTGCGCGAGCTATCGATACCTCGACCATCATCCCAGCCACGAATAAATTCGCCGCGTAAGTCCGGCAATTTCAACCCCGGATAAAGTACAGCCAGTTTAGGGTAGGTTGTACTGGAGAATGAAGCACCATTAGCTTTGACAAAAACCATTCCAGCCATTGATGCAAACAGCTCATTGGGCATTTTTGAATGCGGCCATGCAAAAGGAGAACCGATGAGTGGAGCACCTTCTCCCAAACCGAGGTTTTTAGGATGCTCTAAGCTTTTTATCAACAATTGCGTTTGGATAAAAACCTCGGGCTATGAGAGTGGAGGCGGCGGTGCATCGTATTTTTGTGCGGGAGGGAATCCCATGGCTGCCGGCTCAGCTTTTTCCGGTGATCCAGGCGCATTAGGTTCAGGAGGAGGCGGAGGATTTTCCGTTAGTAATTCATCTGCTCAAACTGGTGGGAATGGGGGCGATGGGTTGATTATCATTGAGGAATATGCATGAAAACGTATGCAAGAATTGAAAAAAATATAGTTAAAGAACTATTTTCCACTGAGGAAAAAATCACAAAGCTTTTCCATCCCGATATGCATTGGGTGGATATTACAGCAAGCGGGGTGAAAATATCTGAAGGTTGGAATTATATAAACAACACATTCATTCCGGAAAAAAAGACTAACATCCTATAATTAAAAACCCGCATACGCGGGTTTTTTTAAAAGCCAAGCACTATTAATCGCTTAAAAAATGCATAAAAAAATCATGAAGCCGCAGGCAAACTAAATACTTACATTAAACCAGCTTAGGGCAAATAGATCGAGAGCTATAACTCATTGTTAAGAAATGATTTTAACTAATAAATTATTTTTTCTTTCGCTGATGGATAGATCATACTAAACCCTTTGTCTTGATAAAATAAACCATCAGCTTTATTTAAAAACATACCCGGCTGGCAAAAAACACCACTTTCTATTTTCACCATGGTGAAGCCGGATATGTCAAATTCATTGTCCCTGATAATGATATTTTCGACATAATTACTACCTGTTTGAATAAGTGCGAAATTAGTCATCTGTTACCACTCCACTATGAGGATACCGGGCTGACCTACAGCACCGTTACCATTAATGCCAGTAGATCCCCCTGCGCCGCCAGAACCAAAACCGTCTCCAATGTAACCATTTTGGCCGCCGGCACTGCCATTACCAGAAGATCGCACTGCTCCCCCGCCGCCACCGAATGGGCAAGATGCGCCTGCACCGCTATTTCCCGTTCCAATGACTAAGAGAGTTTTGCCACTATCACCCGCACCATCTCCGCCGGAGCTTCCCCGAGGATATCCTCCTCCGCCAGCCCCGCCATACTGCGCTGAACCTCCGCCACCAGGGTCTCCACCCTGACCGGCGATAAGGGTCAAATAACTGCCAAAAACAGTATTGCCACCAGTACCCCCAGCCTTACCATCTGAGTTTACTGACGTGGTTCCACCGACACCACCCGCCCCGATAATCACATCAACTATCTCTCCAGATTTAACGGTTATAGCGCGCTTGATAACTGACTGCCCAGCACCACCACCTCCAGCACCACCGCCAAATTCACTGGTGTTGGTTCGGCAACCGCCGCCACCGCCACCGCCGCCGCCAGCACATCCGGATAGATAAATAGTCGTTACACCATCAGGCACCTGGAACTTACCGCTACTGATGAATTGTTTAACGCCTCGAGAGCGCGAAATTTCATTTTGGACCGCTTCTACAAAACCGAGGTTTTTAAGAACCTCCGCCACCAGCCCCGCGTCTTTAATTTCTGCCAGCGCTTTAGCCGTTTGCAGATACTGACTATGGGGATTGGCCGCATCAACGTGCTTCTTCATCACATCGTCGGTGTAGGCTTTCACCTCGATGACTTTGTCATCCACATACTGGCGCGTGGCGAGCACAACTGAAGGGTCAATTTTCAACGTGACGGCACTGGTGCTGTTCACGATCAGGATCATACGCACGGTCTGAGTACGACCGCTGCCCTCCTGCAGTTGCGGCTTGTAGGTTTCCGCGCAGTTCGCGACGGCAATCAGCACGCCGTCGGCGTCATACAGGCCAATCTCACGGATCCAGAAGCCGCCTTCGCCTTCAGGGATAATCTGTTCAGCGATAATCTGGCTGCTGTTCGCGGCATCCACCTTCAGCGAATTCAGCCCGGCACGGCGCTTTTCGCCCACCAGTTTGGTCTGCGCAGGATCGGGCGTAGGTAAAACACCGCCGCCGTCACCCACCGCCATCTGGGTAATCTGCAGTTGGGTTCCCAGGGCCGCGGCATTGGCCAGCTTTGCCGCGCCCTGATTGGTCAGTAGGGCAAAATATTTCGTTGTCATGCTCTCACTTCCGTCAGGTCAATAAGATGGACCGCTGCGCCGGTGTAACCGGAACCGCCTGCGGTGATAACTTCAGGTGTATAGGGGTAAACAGTAAGCTCATCGCCACTGTAACTGGCGGCCGCAACAGGAACGGTGCCGGTGCTGTCCAGGTTGATGGATAACCCAGTCAGGTGGCGACTCACCGGCTTGGCATCGGCAATCAGCCGCTCCAGCTCGTTGTACATCGCTTCGGTAATACCGGTTTCCAGTACGCCGACATCAAGGCGAAAGGTGCCGGGCGCTTCATTGGTTTGCCACCATTCCTTAATGCGAATCAGGTAGCCCAGTGGCTCCACCACACGGCGCAGAGAGCCAATCGTCCCTTTGTGTTTATGGATATATTCCGATGCAGCAACCACGCTGCGTTTCGTGCTTTCGCTCCAGCCCGAATCCCAACGATCCACCGACCAGGCCCAGGCCAGGTAAGGCAGTAGCTCCACCGGACAGGTCTGCGAATTCCATAACTGGCGCAAAGGAACAGGAATGGATTCCAGCGCTGCGCAGGCTTCAGCCGCGGCAACTTCCAGGGCTGATGAACCCGTTGGCAGCAGGCGTTTACTCATCGGAACCTCCTACCGTGATCTGGTAGCCGGTGCAGAACGCCGCCTGGGTTTTATCCAGCACCACATCGGCCACCGGCTGGGCCAGTTCGACGCGCTGTACACCTTCTACATGTAGCGCGGCATACAGCGCAGACTTGCGAATATCGCGGCCTAAACGTGCCTGGGTGTTTACAAATGCCTTGAGCTTCGCCTCGGATGCGGCACGGATGGGCTCCGCCTCGGGACCGGGATACAAATACAGCGTGGCGTCAACGCGGTAATCCACAATCTGAGCCGACTGGACGGTAACCCGGTCAGCAACCGGACGGACATCTTCGTCATTTAGCGCGGCATTCACGATCGCCAGCAGGTCGCTGCCCGCCGCACCGTTGCCTTCGCGGGACAGCACGGTAATCGTGACGCTGGCGGGAGAGGGGCTGATAGCCGAGGCATCGGCTACGCGGCCATCGGCGCTGCGAGCATGAAATTCGTAAGCACCGGACGGCCCCGCAACACTCAGCCCTTCAAACGCGGCGGCAATGCGGGCGCGGAAGTCTTCATCCCGCTCCATTACCGCCTCAACGGGCGGCGTAGCGGTATTATCCGCCGGCGTCAGCACCAGCCGTGTCACGCCGTTGTTGGCGCCCAGTTGATCCAGATCGCTGCCGTTGGCCCAGGCCACCATCACCGCCTTGGCCGCCTCGTTGATGCGCTGACGCAGAATGACTTCCCGGTAGGCGTTCTCCTGCAGGAGTTTCACCAGCGGGTCGGACTCCAGCGCCAGAACCCGGGCAACCGATGCCTGCTCATCTGCAGGATAGAGCGAAATCAAGGTGGCTTTGCGTTCGGCAAGCAGCGTTTCATAGTCCAGCGTTTCCACCACGTTTGGCGCAGGCAACTGGCTCAGGTCGATAGTAGGCATGATTCAACTCACAGGGACGGTTAACGAAAAATCCTGCGCGGTGTCCGCACGGTTGCCGGTGATTTCCACCACCATCCCGCCGTCAAACGCAGATTCAAAATTAATGGCAGTCAGGCTGATGCGCGGCTCCCACTGCAGGATCGCCATATAACAGGCTGACATGATTTGCAGGCGCAACCTGTCGTTCTGCGGCTGGTCGATTAGCGCCGACAACAGTGAACCGTAGTTACGGCGCATCACCCGCGATCCCAGCGGCGTCGTCAGAATGTCACGGACGGACTGGCGGATATGCTCCAGCTCAACGAGGGTTACGCCTGTTTCGCGGCTCATGCCGGTGTAGCGTGCTGTTGTCATAATGGTGCTCCTGTGGTGCCACCGCTGTCGCCCGGATGCTGGTGCGTATGCAGCACTTTGCCGTTGGAGGCGAAGCTGCCGCCGCTGTGCGACACATCGCCCTTCATGGTGCCGCCCTGGGTCACTTCCAGCGTGGCGGTTTTCAGTAACGTGGTGCACTCCACTTCTGGCGTATCCAGCAGGATTTTGACAGCCGCCTTGATCGTCGCCGTCTGAATCCCTTCGGCTTTCAGCGCGCCGGTTGCAGGCTCGTATTCAATGACCGCACCATCGGGAAAAGAGTAGTGCAGCGCATCGGCAGAGGCCGAGGGCGCCGGGCTGGCGTCAGAGAACACGCCGGGTAACACGAAGCCGCTGTTCAGCTCACCGCCCAGGCTTATGATCAGCACCTGCTCGCCTGGCGACGGCGCATTCCATGAACGGGTTCTTCCCGCCCGGGCACTTAGCCAGTGCAGCCAGTCAGTGGTGTTATCGCCAGTTTTTACCCGGCAGGTTCCCGCCTCCAGATTGATGGCGGCAACGGTGCCAATGCGGACCATGTTGCGCAGCAAGCGCTTGATTTCTAATATTTGCTCGTTCATGGCATTAGTTTCTCGTTGCAGGAGAAAAGCGGCAATCGAATGCCGTTTACCCAGGGATGGCTAAACAGCGCGTCAGCGGATAAGGGTTATCGTTATGTTTTCCATTCGCTGACCAGCTTGCCTTTGATGTACAACTGCCAGGGGCGCTCAACATTTTCCGGCATAGCCGGTTCTGGCAGATGCGTGATGTGTAATGCGCCGTTCTGCTGCTCAACCCAGACGCGTTCGGTCAGTTGCAGAGTGATATTCACCTTACTGCGCCCATCGCCGCTTGCCTCAAGGGTGAAGGTAAAGCCGGTGCGACGTTTCTCATCCGAAACCATGATGTCGGGCTGGTTTTCCCGAAGCCATGTCAGCAGGGGAACCATGATCAGATCGATATCCTCTGCGTAGTCAGTAATCGTGACGGCCAGCTGGAAGTGGTATTCAAACGACAGCGAGCTGGCCAGCGTGGAAACCAGGTTTCCGGACTGAATCGCTATCGTCAGGTTGTCAGGATTTTGCTGAAGCAGCGGAACGCTGTTTATCAGCACCTGGCGTAGTTGGGTCGCTTTCAACATCATGCTGCTCCTGGCACGCTTTAATCATCTCAATCTGCAACCCGCACGATGCGAGCGCAGCCTCTAACTGGCGGTTATCCGCCGCCAAATCACCCTGCGTCTGCAGGTTGTTTTCCGGAATGGGGCAACTTGTCACGCGTGGACAACCAGTCCAGATAATCTCGGGCATTGCTGAAGGCCGGACGGCTGTGCAGCCGGATAACGTCAGCAGGCAAAGCAGCAGCGCTCCAGACACGTAAAGCGGGATTGGCATCGGTTTCTCTTCTGATAATGGTTTCACGATGGAGCGCCTGCGCGCTGGCCTGGTTCTGAAGCAGCCGCAGCGCCGCCTCACGTTTTCGGCTAGCCTGGATATCCGCATCGAGTTGGGCCAGCGCCTTGTCCCGGCTGCTGACGTCAGCCGTCAGCGTACTCACCCTGCGCTGTGCCTCATCCCGTTGATGAGTCATCACGCTAAGGCGCCAGCCGGTTAAGCCCAGGGCAATAAGCAAAATGGCGATCGCCAGTGCAACCAGTCGCATCATGCCGCTCCTTTTAAACACCACGCCATTTCGCGCTGGCGACGGTTATCCAGGCCCGGGTTGTAGGTGCCTTTGACATATACCCAGCGCTTAAGCTGCAGGCAGGCATCGTGCCAGCGGCCGCTGTTGATCAATCCCGCCAGCGTTGAGTGACAGGCGGCGTGCACGCCAACGTTAAAACCGAATGACACCACCGCGTCATAAACCTGGAACGGCATTTCACGTGGCATGCACTGGTCGATCCCGCGTTCAACGCGCATCACGTCGTAAACCAGGTTTACCGCGGCCTGGCGCTCGTTCACCACGCTGGTCGTGGTAACACCTTGCGTGTGACCAATGCCGTTGGTCCAGACGCCGGCGCTGCACTGATAGGGCGAGGTGCGGCAGCCTTCTGCATCGGCAATCAGCTTCAGGCCGGCTTCAGAGGTTTTCAGCATGTTGATTTGCGGTAGCAACGCGGCCAGGGCCAGTACGGCCGCCACGGCGCAACGTTTAGCGGTCTGGCTCAAAGTTAAGCCCCTGTAAGTTGCGCTGCTGTAGCTCGTAAGTTTTGCGACGGTAGTGCCAGTTGATAAAAAACGTCGCAACGTTGGTGCACATGGTCAAAACGGCGACGCCAGAGCCAACCATAAAGGCGATATCCTGCGGTGTGTGACGTCCAAACCACATCAGGACGATCCCGATGAGGTAATTAATCAGAGAACTGATTTTTTCCATTGGCGCTAATCCCACAGATTGAGGGTTTCACCCGTGGCCGCCTGAGGCAGCTCCGGTAACACCACTCTGCATCCGTGCGGTAATGTTGGGCCTTGTTCTGCCAGGCCAGGATTGGCGGCATAAACCTGTTCAACCGCCTGCTGCGTGCGTCCGTAGTAACGCCAGCAGATCTCATCAACGGTTTCTTCCTGTTGTGCGTAAATCAGCATTGATTGGCCCCTTATGAGCGTAAAAGCCATGGTCGAGTAGGCGATAAGTTGAGAACATCCGCTGTCGTGGTGACAGGCAATAAAGGCCCCGTTGGCCAACAGAAACCTGTTCAGAGAATTGCACCGTCGGGCCACCAAACCGCCCTGAAGCCGAATCCGGATAACCCGGATACGCGATGTGCATTGGCCTTCGCGCAGAGCGATCCAGAGATTGCTGTGCCTGCCGCTTGTCAGAAGTAGTGTGTGCCTCAGCAGGCGCTTGCTCAACGCAAGGCCGTCCGCTCAAGGCTGGGCGGGCAGAGGGTTACACCCTGGATGCGGGCGCCGATGGAAGGGTCGCGAAAGCGCTGGGATGACGTGAGCGTATTTGCTTTCACAGCGACGACCGGGAGAGGTCGTAAGCCAGCAACAGGAAAGGGGCAGTAACCAAAAGATTGCCGCGAACGCTGACAGGAAAGCGGCCGGGATAACGTTATTCAGTAAAGGTGGGGGAAGACTACGCCTGGCGAACAGGGGTTGCTGCAAACGCCTGCAGGCAGCAGATGCCCCGCGTTTTCGGTCGGTCATGACGCAATGTCAGCGATAAAACGCACTGGCGCGGTTTTGCTGTTGCCCGCACCTGAACCCTCTCATCCGTTAAGATGGCTCAGGCAACGGACAACCGTCCTGATGTCACAGTGAACGCGTCGCCATCATGATTTTTTTAAAGGCGTCGCCGCAAAGACAACAGAAAAGTGGTTATCGGAAAGGGTGTAGTTCGCAGCGATTTCAGCGATCAAATTTAACGCGATTTCCCTGTCACGCTCCCGGCAGGCTCCTTCACTGGTAAGCCTGGCGATAAGTTCGACGCGTTCAAGCATGACTCGCTCATGTAATTCATTTCCCACAATTCCCTCCCCCAAATAAATACTGTACATACATACAGTAGCATAGCATTCGTTAACTGTGGAAGCGTTTTAAGATAGTTCGTAAAAAATTATATCATGTTGATAGGCATCAACTTTTGTTGTACTGCCTGCCAGACAGGTGAAGGCACACTTACGCCAGAAGCGTAAGAAAAATCAATAGATTTTCTTCATTTACCTATCCAAAACAGCAGGTTTTCACTCCGCCTTTTCGTCACGTCAGGGCGAAAAAGAAATCCTCATCGTTGGCTGGGCCGCAGGAGAAGCATCGCCTCTGTCGTCGCCTGAAACAGGGCCAGGAATGCGTAAAGGCGAAGCCCGGCAGATAAACCTGGAAGCCCTTTCGCCTTGGTGACCTCTGCGCCACGGATCTGTGCGCAGATCGCCAGATACCTCACTTCCGGCATAAAAACGGCTTACGGGATCCGTACAGTTATTAACAGAACTCCAAGACAACGAAGCGGACTGGCTTTTTTCGTCGCCCGCATCTTCAGCACGTTTGGGCACCAGCTTCCATAGCTTTAACCGCGTCAGGACTGGCGTATCAGCACCAACGGCAGTGGCGTAAACGCCTTTAATTGACTGGATTTCCTCACTAAACGCATTACAGCTTTCGGCGGGCTGGTACCAGGTGCGCACCACAAGCGCGTCGCGTTTAACGAACGGGCCGCCCTGGGCATTGATGTAGTCGGCCCATTGACCGGCATCGGCCGCATCGTGCACCGCGGCGAATTCCACGCTCAGGCCATGCGCGGTTTCGGTGTCCGCCATGCGGCGAAGTTCGCGATAAACTGTTACGGGCGCACCTCCAATAAACTGAAACTGGCGGATGTGCCAGCGAGCTGCCCATGCCGACACCGCCATCGCCGTCTCCCTTAGCGGTTTACCGCTCTCGTTATCCCGCTCGCCCTCTAGCGCATAGCCGTCAATGTTTTTAGAAACATATTTGGCAACATAGCCGGTCGCGCTGCCTTTCGCCGGATCGATCGCTTCGACGTGAAAACGGGCTTTGCGCGCCTTTGCGCTGTCTAGTTCCTCACTGTCCTGCTGGCAGGCGTAATGGCGCAGGATCTCGTCTACGCGGTTAACGTCTTCAGGGCGCATAAACATCAGCAAATGCCAGTGGGGCGTGCCATCATGATGCGGCTCCGCAACCCGTAAACCAAAAATGCTGATCTTTTCACGGTGCAGTTTGGCCCGCACTTTTTGCCAGAGTGAGCAGAGATAGCGCTGTGTTTCGGCCGGGCTGGCCCCCGTCCATTTAGCGTTACGGTGACCACTCTGCAAGGTCGCGTGATAGCGTGACGGCGCGGTTAACGTGTAGAAGCAGGCCCGGAAGCCCATATCCTGACAGATGGTTTCGAAGCCACGGATACGCGTCATCAGTTCAGCACGACGAATAGCCGGATTGGCTACGCTGCCGTCGTATTTTTCAATCAGGCTGATGCGGTTGCCCTCTTCATCCTCCAGATCCATTCCCTGAAGGAAATCACGGGTACGTCGGCGTTGCTCACGCCATTCCGCTACGGCCATAAGGCTGGCATAAGGGGAATGCGTTTTATTGACGTTCGCCAGGGCGATATGCAGATGTTCACGCCAGAAGGCACTGATACGACGCAGCTGACCTTTCCACCATTTTTCCGCCTGCATACGCAGAATGGCCGAGGTCACCGCTTCAGGGCAGAATACGCGGGCGCTGACGGTTTCCCATAAAGGCGGCGTCTGACCCAGCTCATGGGTGATCACCGCCGCGGTCATATACAGTCTGTGGGTATAACGGTAGTCCGTATCGGTTTGGGCGTGAGTGTGCAGTTGCACCAGCTCCGCGTGAATGAAATGCGCGATATCCCCTGCCAGCACATCAGTGTCGGCACGGGACATATCCGGAAGGCGGTTAAAGCGTTTCATCAGTTCCCACAGCGTGCCAGCGGCTCTGGCTGCCCCCTGCGGGCAGGACATGCTGCGGGTCAGCTGTGCGACAACGCCCGTGCGCATATCATGCAGTTGATAACGTCGGTTAACAGCGTCAACACGTGGCAATGTGCGCTCAACAAAGGTTTTTGCTAAGTAGGCATTGGCCCGGGCTGTTCCCTGCTGCTGCTCCAGACTGGCAAGACGACGCTTCACGTCCATCTGGACAATGCTGGGCTGGGCACGAAGAATTTTCTGTCCGTGCAACCACGCCGCAATCTGTCGATGACGGTGCTGCTGCTGGTCATGGGTCAGATACGGGCTGGCTATCGCCAGCCGCGGGGCGTTCCACGGGTAAGCGAACGACATCATCGCGTATTCCCGTAGTGAAGACGTGCTCTCAGCTCGCTCAACTCCTGACAGGAGAGGCAGCGGGTCACGCCCTGCAGCGCACGACGGCGCGCTTCAGGAATCGGTGCGTCGCACTCTTCACAGAGCGAGGCGCCGATCGCCACAGGACGTTGCGTAACCTGCGCGATATTTTGCGCCAGGATTTCCTCGCTGCGCTGCTGCGCAATATCGATTGCATCTGCCATTAGCGCATCTCACCTGATTCGTTTTCATAACGCTCAGCTTCAGATCGCAACAGCTCTGCTGCTTCGATGCCGTTTAGCGTCTGCCGCGTAATGTGCGCTGCCATCGCACTCAGCCGCTTCGCCACGGCCAGCGCGCAGGCTTTACGCTCATTATCGAGCAGTTTATTGAGAGTAAAGGCCATGGCGTCGTTCATTGGATGTGTCTCGGTATTCATCATTTCTCTCCAGATTTTGGGCAAAGGCATGCCCGACGGGTTTACGTCATAACGTCAGGGGTGATTTATTTATTCAGGCAGAAAGCAGTCAGCCGTTGAGAACTGACGCGGCAACATGTTTCCCCAGCGGGCCAGCTTATTCATTGCTAAAATGATGTGCTCACGGCGCGCCTGGTCAAAAAACTGGAAAGGCCTGCCAATGTCTTCCAGCCTGAACATGCCCGGGCAGTCGCGGTTAGCCAGGGTTAATACGCAAAATTTAAAGTCATCATTTTGACGATTAAAATAGCGAAGCGATGGGTTTCGGTTGTGATCGCGCAGCAAGCGCCAGTGCTGTCGAAACGCATCAAACGTCATTTTTTCGCTGTGGCAGTCTTGCTCTGCGGTGAAACGTGGCCCGGCAGATGACTGACTGATGACCTGGACGGTGCGGTTCATAGGCTCCTCCGAAAAACGTTGCAGCGGGTTTTGACGAATCAATACCCTCATCGTTGTTACAGTGACGTTTTACTGGCGGCGGATTCGCGCCTGTCTCATCCATGACGCTCGTTAAGCATTAAGCGAAACGGCAGGTGCGCAGACGGTTTCCCCCCAGATTGCCCCGGACAGGGCGCGTTGCTGCGCCAGCCGCGGCCTGAGAGCGCTTTCGACCCTGAAAGCGCGCTTTTACACGCCTCTCCACGTGCGCTGACTGCATTAGCCCTGCATCTCATTGCGACAATAAGGTTCTGGCTTGATGATTGTAAAAATGAGCCTCATCAGGCAAAATCTTGAGTTATCAGATAAAGCCGCACCCTGTTGCATCATTCAAAGGCTAACTTAAACTGGAGGATACTTAGACTAAATCTAAGTGTCAATAAAAATGAGCGTTTATACTAATTTCAAATTTCCGAACTCGAGCGCAGAAGCTCTGGATCGCGTTGTCGATGCCTACGGCTTTACCATGAAAATGCAGCTTGCAGATCACCTTGGAATTGCAGCAAGTAGCCTGTCTGCACGCTATAAACGTGATGTTTTTCCTTCAGATATCGTTTTACAGTGCGTGATGGAAACGGGCGCAGACCTGCAATGGTTGATCACAGGCAAAGGCTCAAAATTCTCTGAAAGCAAACCCGACACGCCCACGCTGGTTAGAAAAAAACTAATCAGCGGCAAAATCGAGGAAGCGGGTTATGTGATGCTGGATAAAGCGTTATACGCGCCATTGAAACAGGAACCCCGCAGTGCTTTCTTACTGTTGGCGGAAACCACCCAGTACATCATCGATACCGATTTTGAAGATATGCATGACGGCGTCTGGTTGGTCGAAATTGAAGGAACCGCCAGCGTCAGGACGCTAACGCGCATTCCGGTCAGGAAAGTGCACGTCAGCGGCATCGGCGTAGCGTTTGATTGCGGGATTGATGATATCAGGCTGATTGGCCGCGTGGTTCTGACGATTCAATAA